GAAGTGACGAAGTGACGAAGTGACGAAGTGACGAAGTGACGAAGTGACGAAGTGACGAAGTGACGAAGTGACGAAGTGACGAAGTGACGAAGTGACGAAGTGACGAAGTGACGAAGTGACGGAGCGCAGGTGGCTGCGAAGTGGGGATGGGGAGTCAAGAGGCTAACTTTACACGAGGTTTTTGGGGGTTGTGTTGTGAGAGGTTTGGGATTGCGGCGGGGGGTCAGTTTTGAAAAGCCATGTCCGCCCCCCGTAAGGACGGACAAAAAGAAACCCCGCCTTTCGGCGGGGCTTGAGGCGGAGACAGAAACTAGTTTTGTGGGAACCGCCACCACGGAGTGCCGCGCCAGAAATTATACCGCCTCCGAAATTCTTGTGTGTTCATATTCTCGAAATAGGCCAAGAAACGTTTCTCTGGTGAAAGCGTAGCCCACCTAACAACGCCATCGGAAAATGCCGCCATCAACATGGGTTGCGGCTTCGATTCAAGATCAACAGCCCAATGAATGGGCAGCTCGAACGCGCCAAAAAAACCCTTAATAACTTCGGCTTGATGCTTAAGCATGCTATCCATTTCTTCCTCCTGCCCCTGAACTCCCCCGAGGCGCGGGTTGCAGCGGAATGCTGCGCATGACGTAATAGTCGCATAACTTTACATTTGTGTCAAGTTCAACAAAAAACCCCGCCTTTCGGCAGGGCTTGAGGCGAAAATTATTCATCCGCCTCGTAGATTTCACGAGCCGCCGCAATTATTGCGGCATCCTCGGCCCAATATTGGGCCATTTCTAAGTCATACTCCTGCCGGGCGGCGCGAATCGCCGCCCAATCGTTATCGGTCATGAGCACGGGCGCGCCGTGCTCAAATGCGAAGCATGCATCGCATGCTTCGCATGCATACACGAAGTACGTATCTGCCGGGTGACTGTCCAATTGGACGGCCGCCTGATGGCCGCAATTCGGGCACCCACCAGTTTTAAATTCAAGATAGAAAGGCATCTTTTCTCTCCTTCCCCAATCCGCCTTGGGGTATGGCCACGCGACACCATGCCGCGCATGACGTAATAGTTACATAACTTTACATAAATGTCAAATTCAACGAAGACCCTACTAGAAGCGGAAACTAAATCACCATCACGCGCTCCCAAGCGAAGCTCACCAACAAATTGTGGGGTTAGTGGGGGGTTGATGAGTCAGAAACCCTACCAAGTCGGGGGGTCGCGTGTCGGCGCTTGTGGGCTGACGGAATGCACGGAATGCACGGAATGCACGGAATGCACGGAATGCACGGAATGCACGGAATCCGCCCATAACTTGACACAAACGTAAAGTTATGCAAGTCTGAAACTGTCGATGCGATGGGCGCATCGATGGGCCGAAAGGCCCACGTTCTTTGACAATCTAACTTATGGGAGAAACACTATGAGCAAAGTGTTTGAAGGGCGCGTCAGCATCGTTTTGAACACTCGCGGGGAAATCGCGCTCAAGCGCGATCCTGACGGCCGATTCTCGGCCGAAAATGCCCGCGAATGCTACGAAACGATGCTCAAACTGGCGAAGGCGCGGAAAGCATCGGTGAACAAGTATTCCTTGTTCATCGCCGACAAAAACGGCGAACCGGTATTGCTCGCCAACCGTTACGGAAACCCGTACATCGGGTTGCTTCCCAAGCGCCAGGATGGGGCACAAGGCCACGCCCGGCGAGTCGAGAAGCTCGCCTAACCCCCAATCGGCAGAGGCGAAAGCCTCTGCCATTTTCCCAAAGAGGTGACCTATGAAGCAAAGAAAACCCAGGAAACAGGAAAATATCCGCTTCATCGTGAAGTGGATAGAAAACGATACCATGCGCTTTCGCGCCTACAAGCGGGACCGTGCCGCTTGTGACTTCCAGGAATACCTTATCGAAAAAGAAGGTATTCCACCCGAAAACGTCCGGGTCATAATGACCCGGTAACGAGAAACCCGCCGAAAGGCGGGTTTATTTTTTGCCCCTACGCTACCGCCGTCCCTTCGCTACCGCCTTCCCTACGCTGCTGCCACCCCTACGCTACCGCCTTCCCTACGCTACCGCCTTCCCTACGCTACCGCCTTCCCTACGCTACCGCCTTCCCTACGCTGCTGCCTTCCCTACGCTGCTACCTTCCCTACGCTATCGCACCACAAGCACCAGCACCAAGGAGGGTCTTGGCCGCGTTGTGGAGGGTCTTTGCTTGAGGGGGGTTTTGACTATACGTCGGGGGGTCGTGGCTCGCGCACGCACGCCCTTTCAAGCCGCCCCAATCACCACGCCAGCCCCGCCGCTTCGCCAGCTTCGCTCCACAACATCTTCCCATGCGCCGCCGCTTCGTCACTTCGCACAACATCTTCCTACGCAATTTATGCTATCGGCAACCGCGATACATACTTGACACGAATTTTTTCCTAAATTTTTCTTTGCGAATCAAATACTTACTGCGTGTAAAGCATAACCGAGGCGCGCGAAACGGGCGAAAAATGTCAGCGGCATAATTTTTTCCAGGCGCGCTCAGAAAAAACAGCGCAAAAACAACTACTTACGCACGATCTACGCTAACTTGACAAAGTGTAAGAAATAATCTATTGCGCTTTTTAGCTGGCTATAGTAGGTAATTTTACACATTTTTAATGTTAAGTTTTGGAAAATCGTTTGAAATCAACCACTTGCCAAAGAGCCACGGGCGCGCTGGGATATATAATGAGTTAGATGATATAGAAAATATAGGATTTTTGCGAATAGGTTCACTCAGAATTTTTGAAAAACCCTACTTTACTTATGGGTATAGTATACACATGTAAACTAATAGCTCACAATTTTTTAGCGCCACATTATTTCCAAAATCGTAGATTATTTAGATCGTAACCGATTTTTCCTTTATAAATCAAGCACTTCCTGCGATCTACGCGCGATCTACAACCCCCCAAAACCCTAGATTTTTAACATGTCAAGTTTAGATCAAACCCCCGCCCCGTGGTAAATTTACTAACTGAACGTATAAAATACCAAAAACTAAACATGTAAACCTGTAAATAAAAACTGAACGTGTAAATTCATCTCGAAAACTAAACATGTAAACCTGTAAATAAAAACTAAACATGTAAACCCATTGCTTTCCCTGGGAAAGCAGCGGCAAACTTGACGCGCGGCGCGCGTCGCGGTAGCCTGATCCCGAGCCGCGCGGCGGCTCTCCCTTCGCCTTTACAAGGAGACTGTCATGAAAGTTGACATCGAGTACCGTACCCGTGGTGATCTCGCGGGGTACCATGTGATTCGTGTTGAAGCCCCTAACGGGGTTACTGGATGGTTTCCAGTAAAAGTCTCCTCAAAGGAGGAGCTCGATGAAGCCACTGAGTATTTTGTGGGTTACCTCGGCTTTTACGCCGGGGTGATGGAGAATTGTCCTCCAAAGCCTACAGCCCCCTGGTACTAACCCATGCGCCACGCCGGATATACCCGGCGTGGTAATCCAACCCTTGGAGGCAGCGATGAAAACCAAGAAATTCCGCTTTACCCTCTACATCTACGACCTTTGGGCCGACGGAGAAGGCGGTCTGATGGTCAACGACGTGTTCCCGCAGGGAACCGTCGAGGTGGTGGCCCGTCTTGACCCGGCCACTGGTATCTACCGCCTTACTGACCGCCAGATTAACCGCGCCATTGGGGCGCGGGGTCTCACGTGGGATGGCGATGAGGACTACACCCTCTACGCCACTGACCGTAAGGGGAACCCAATCTGCGAGCTTCGCAGGATTCACTGACCCAAGGAGGCAAACATGCGCATTATCGAACTTTCCCTCTCTCAAGACGACTTCTCCGACATCGCCGAAGCCACCGGCGACCGGAGGGAGCTTCTCAACGCCATCGGCTACCTCATGTCTTGGAATCTCGATGTTTACCCGAAGGTACTCATCGAGCGGGATGGCGAGACTGACCTGCTGGCCCGTTATTACCGGGCTGATGGCAAGTTTGGCTACGCATTGGGGGCCGTGTGGCATGATGACCACTACGGCATTCACTCTTAACAACCCACAAGGAGGAAGTATGAAGCGCATTGCCAATCATCAAGCCCGCGAGTACGTCGAACGGCTGGAACCGTTCAAGGGTTCCAATCTCTTCGCAGAATACGCCCCAAGCGGGGTCTATGCCGTCTATTCCTACGGCTACCACTTCCCCCTCCTGGCCTACGTTGACGGCCAATGGTTCCGAAACGAGGACAAATACAGCCGGTCAACGTCCCGGCACATGACGCAATGCTGCCCCTCCGCCCCGAGGCGGTCACTGTCCACTGAGTGGATGCACAGGGTGATTCGTGGTGGCATCGTCGAGCTCATCAAAGCTCGCGTTCTTGAGGGAGTGACGGTATGACGAAGCAACAATTGCTTGAAAAACATTGGGAAATCAACCTTTACGACGGCTGGTGGGAACCGGTCGTTGACCAGTTCAAAACGGACATGGCCGCTATCGGTATCGAGGTGGACAATGTTTATTTCAGCGGTTTCTGGTCCCAAGGCGATGGGGCCTGTTTTGAGGGTTATGTCCAGGATTGGGACAAGTTCCTTGCATCGGTGGGATACACCGATGCCCCTCTGGTGGATCATGCTTTTAATCACTGGTACTTTTCGTGCAAACATCGTGGTAGTTACTACGATGAGTACTGTACAGTCTTCGACTACAGCTTCCCAATGCCCGACAGCCGCACTGACGACGAGGACTTCATCGAGTTCTACTCTCCTTACGAGGACGAGCTCAAAAGCCGCGCATGGTTCGCGGTGATCAGTCAGTATGTTGACTACAACTTCGCAGAAGACTTCAAAGAGGTGTTCCGCGATCACATGCGGGAGCTCTACAGTCGCTTGGAAAAGGAGTATGAATACTTGACAAGCGAAGAAGCCGTCTGGGAGGCCATCGTAGCCAATGGCTTGGACGTGGAGGAATTGGAAGAGGAGGAAATCACCCTTGAAGCCATCGAATAAATTCCTACCGAATGGGGTTTATGTCTCCGTCATGCCATTGGAGGGTAATTCCCTAAGTGTGTTTGGTTGGGTAAGCGATTGGGCGAAGTTCCTCCCGTCGGTGGGGTACGACAATCCCGTGTTAATTGCCCATGCCCGGAGGTTTTGGTCATTCAAGATCACCCGCACTGGTCCAATTGGGCGTCCTACGGTAGATTATCACTCATACCTGCCGATGCCTGGGGAACACTCTGATCCCACAACATTCGTGGGGTATTTCAACCCCTACAAGGATGAGGTCCGGGCTAGGGCCTGGGTGGAGGTGTTGCGACAGTTTTCACACATCAACTTCAGGGAGGAGTTCATAAAGATCGTGGACAAACAACTTAACGAATACTGCAAGGAGGTCATCGAATGAAAGTCTTACTGGAAGTCATTGCTATCGCCCTGTTCGCCACATTCGTGGCGATCCTGATGGTGGAGTGGGCCGTGGGGTGTGGGGAAACCTACACCGATGCTATGGGGGTCCGGCACTCGTATGAGTGCGTTTTTGTCAAGTAATTTCAACCCAAGGAGGCAATCATGCGCGCTGCGCTTCTCAAGGAAACCTTGAAGTCTCTCTTTCCCATCACCCGCACTGTCTGCATCGAAGGCGCGCCCGGTGGGGGGAAGACCACCATCGTCCACGAGGTGGCGGAGGAACTTGGCGTTCCCTGCATCGAGCGGCACATGCCGACGATGCTTGTGGAGGACTTCGGGATTTTGTTCCCGAAGGGGGACGATGACATGCTCCACTACAAGCTCCCCGACTGGTTCCCGGTCAAGGGTAAGGCCCCTGAGCGGGGTATCCTCCTGTTCGATGACAGAAATCAGGCAGGGCCTGATTTGCAGAAAGTTTTGGCTAACATTTGCCAAGCTCGTACACTGCATGGTACCCCCATGCCCGACGGATGGATGGTGGTCTCAACGGGCAACCGGCAGTCTGACCGCGCCGGGGCTAATCGGATTCTGTCCCACCTTCGCAATCGTGAGACTGTCCTGGAGCTCGAAACCCACATCGACGACTGGACAGCATGGGCCATCGAGCACAACGTCAAGCCTGAGGTGATCAGCTTCATCCGCTTCCGGCCCAATTTGCTTCATGACTTCGACCCCCAACGGGATCAGAATCCCACCCCACGTTCGTGGGTTGAAGGCGTGAGCGCCGTGCTCGGCACCGTCCCTGCCGAGGCGGAGTTCGAGTGTTTCAAGGGAGCCGTTGGGGAAGGCGCGGCGGCGGAGTTCGTGGGGTTCCTGCGGATTTACCGGAAGCTGCCCAACCCGGATGCCATCCTGCTCAACCCGGCCACGGCGGAGGTTCCCACCGATCCCGCTACGCTCTACGCTCTGTCAGGGGCCTTGGCAAGCAGGGCAACTGAGAGTAACTTTGAGCGGGTGGTGCAGTACGCCGAGCGGATGCCCCCGGAGTTCTCAGTACTCACCATCAGCCATGCAGCCAGACGGGACCCGGCCTTGGCGAATACCCAGGCATTCACCCGGTGGGCGATCAATCACCAAAATGTTCTGTTTTAACAAGGAGACTACCATGAATCTCAACGACCGCGCGCTTCTCGTTCAACTGCATATCTCTCAGTGGACCGCCCGCAAGTATGACAAACGGGCTTCGCAGGAGGTGGTGTCTGCCCATGGGGCAACGTCGGCTGCTGGCCGGTTTAACAAGGCCCTCTTGCCAATGAACGACAAGCTGGACCGGATTCACAAGAAGACGACCTACATCCGCACCAAGTATTACCAAAACACCCTCCCGTGGGGACTGGACGGTACCATGATGCTGCCTACGGCAAACTACCTTGCCTTCATGACGGATTTCCGCAAGGAGAAAGCTGAATGGGAGCAATTGGTGCAGGATTTCCTCAACAGCTACGACCAGATGCGCCTGGATGCGCAGCGGGTTCTGGGTGGGCTGTATGACCCGGCGGATTACCCCACCGTGGCAGAGCTGGAGCGGAAGTTCAAGATTGATCTGGCCGTGTTCCCTGTACCCACGTCAGACTTCAGGGTGAGTATCGCGTCCGATGAGCTGACCCGCATTCAACAGGATGTTGAGAGGCGGGTGAAGGAAGCGGAACAAGCGGCGTTGCGGGATATATGGCAGCGGCTGTATGAGCGGGTGAAGCATATCGCCGAAAAGCTGTCTGATCCTGAGGCGATTTTCCGTGACTCGATGATTGAGAATGCCAAAGAGCTCTGCGCCTTGCTGCCCCGGCTGAACTTCGCCGACGACCCGCATTTGGAAGCGATGCGGCAACAGGTGGAGGCATCCCTGATCAAACAGCCTGACGCACTGCGGAGCGATCCCGACCTGCGGCGGAATACGGCTGAGGAAGCTAAGCGGATTATGGACGCGATGGGCGCGTTCATGGGTAACTTGTGAGGAGGTGGGTATGAAAGCAATCGTGTATCCCATCCTAACGGGGTATGACTGGAGCGAACCTGCACCCCCGCTCCCTTTGGAGCGGGACTCAAAGATAGCCGCCATCCGCGCCCTTCGGGACAATGGGTACCGCATTATGTGGCGCGGTGGTCTCCAAGGCGCACTAACGGTGACGGCCAAGGAACTGCGGAATTCCAAGGCGGGTAGTCCAGAGGTGATACAGCGAACACGTGCCTTGGGGTATGAGCTGGATGACGATGCTGAGATCACCCAATATGTGATCACGGTGTGGCCGAAAAATTAAGCTACAAGGAGGAAGAGATGAACAAGCTGGAAATCAAACTGGCAAAAGCCAAAACCGCCCTGATCCTTGAGCACCCCTTTGTGGGGTCTATCGCCCTGTCCATGCCGTTCGAGTTCGATGACAGCATTCCGACAGCGGCGACGAATGGCAAACGGGTCAAGTTCAATCCCAAGTTTGTTGAGGAACTAACCGACGAAGAGCTCAAGTTCCTCGTGGCCCACGAGTGTTTCCACCCCATGCTGGAGCATAACTATCGCCGTGGTAGTAGGCAGGTTAGGCGGTGGAACATGGCGGCGGATTACGTAATCAACAAGTTGTTGATAGACGAGGGCATCGGCAAGATGCCCAAGGTGGGGTTGTATGATCCCAACATCTACGCCGCTGGGGGTGGGACTAGTGAGGGTATCTACGACATCCTGCCGGAACAAAACGAAGCCGCTGGTACCGATGGGCTGCTGGATAATTGCGAGGATGGTGAAGGCAGTCCCGCTGAACAGGCGCAGGCCATGGCAGAGTGGAAAGTGAAGGTGGCCCAGGCTGCGCAGGCGGCCAAGATGATGGGCAAGCTATCCGCTGGCTTGCGCCGGTTTGTGGATGAGGTGTTACAACCCAGGGTTGACTGGCGGGACGTGCTGTATCGGTTCCTTGTCAAGTGCCGTAACGACGAGCGATCCTTTGCCCGGTTCAACCGCCGGTTTGTCTCGCAGGGGCTGTACCTGCCTAGTGTCAGTGGCGAGACAATGGGCGAGATCGTATTCGCCATCGACTGTTCCGGCTCCATTGACCAGCATACACTCAATCAATTCGCGGCTGAGATTAAGCGGGTCAAGGAAGACCTGATGCCGTCCCGCATTCACGTGGTGTACTTCGATAGCGAAGTCTGCCATACTGAGAGCTACGAACAGCACGATAACCTTAACCTTCAGCTTCACGGTGGTGGTGGGACTGATTTTGCTCCCGTGTTCAAGTGGATCGCGGAACAGAACATCGAACCGGTGGCTATCGTGTTCCTTACCGACCTGGAGTGTAGCTCGTTTGGCGAGGAGCCGAACGTCCCGGTGTTGTGGGTCACAACGGAAAATGGCGAAGTGCCCTTCGGGGAAGTGGTGAAGATGGATTGAGGAGGAAGTATGGGAACACTTGACCCCGGCGTTGTCCGGGAAATTCAGGCGTCTTTAAGAGAAATTGGAATGGTATGTTACCAGCCAGACAAAATCTCTTCGTATATTGAGGCTTACGTCCGACCTTGGGAAGTATTCTTGCGTAATCTGGGATATGACCCTGATGGAGAAGATGCGGCGCTATTCGCATATACGAGGGCAAATTACTGCGCTTTGCAAATGACGATCTGGACTAGGGAAGTTTTGGTAACTAACTTCAAATTTGATTTACCAGAGCAAGGTAGGAGGCATTTCTTATCTCGGTGTGGCACCGGCGATGTATTCAAGGATGAGGTATTACTCATCGCACTGTCGAAATACAGCGCCAAAGAAATCAGGCAACGTGCGGTTAAAAAAGTCAGTTGCATCGTCAACGAAATTTGGAGGAAGTATGGCAACAATTCGTCTTTCAAGAGATTTGAAGACTCGTATAACTGACGCAGCCTATGAGCGAATGGCTCCCGCTGTAGCAGCGGCAAAGGAAATGGCAAAAGTGGATAACTCATGGGGGCAGCGTATTTACGATACGTTGTTTGGCAGTATTCGACCGCTTGTTGATCAGCTTCCTGTTGGGTGGTCTATAACGGTGCGGGATTTTACTGTTCGGAGGATTGGAGATTTAGATTGTAATTTGCCGTTTTCCTTCACGACACCGCAACCATGGCCACATCAGTTTCCTGACACTGAGTTGGCTAGTGAACATGTAAAGCTGACAGTTTGGACCGGAACTACGATACGCCTTAAAAGCCACCCGGCATGGGACGAGTTATTTGCTGAAGTATCCGTCAAACAAAAGCGAGTTGAGGAAGCAATTGCTCGGCAAAGGAAGTTTGTTTCGTCGGTAAGGGCAATCCTCGATACTTACACTACGCTTAATCAAGCGTGCGAAGCATGGCCGCCTTTACGGGAATTGGTACCTAGAAATATAAGAGAACAACTCGACTCCTCTACAGGTAGGATCAGACTCAAGGTGCGCCCAGATGTTGATATGGACATGCTAACCGCAATGCTTACCGCTGCCAAGCTGGGGGTGTGATATGCCCAAAATCGACAAGGCTAAACGTCGTGAATGGCTACGCGCACTGCGGCAGTTCAAGTATGGTATGAAAGTCCGGGCTAAACTCGGGGTACTACAGACTGTCTGCGATAAGGTCGCGGCTCAGCGTAGAGGCAAACAAGAATGGGACGCCCCCCATTGGGAACACGACAAGTGGGTTACGTTCCTGTATCACTGCATCAAAAACAATGAATATCCGCCTGAGCTGCTGGAGGCATTTGCCAAAACCGCAGAGGTGACGTTTCTGGCTCCTACCAGACAGCCCACGGTGGAAAAAACTCTTGAGGCGGTGGATGATGTGTGCAGGCGGTTGAGTAGGCCGCTCCGGGAAAAGTTTGGTGTGTTTGTAGGAGGTGAGTAATGAAATATCATTTGCGTTGCGTTCTTGATGGTAAACATTTTGAGCTTTGGCAGACTCCGACAGAGGTCACGTTTATGTGTCTTATTACAGACGACGGGGTGCTATATGGTGTTCTTACTGGCAAGAAAGCTCGTGCGGCTATTGCACGGTATGTCGAGTGGGTAAAAAGCTACGAAGAGACCCATAAGAAGATTGTCAAAGCACATCTTGAAGAATTACAAGATGCTCTAGCGCAAGCTCGACGAGTAAAAGTGTATGCAATTGAATCTTAATTAGGAGGAGTTGACATGCAAACCGAAGTGAAAAAACTGCTGAAAATCAAAGTGAAACGGCTGCATCCCGATGCGATTATGCCGACCTATGCGACAGATGGTGCCGCATGTTTTGACCTGTATGCGGCGACTGTCGTTGATGAGGCGCGAGCCGGGGGGCTGCTATACCCAGGAAAACAGATCATTGTCGGCACTGGTCTGGCGTTTGAGATTCCGCATGGGTACATGATGCGGATTGCGTCCCGCAGTGGCCTTGCTTTTAAGCATAATATTGAAGTGTTCCCCGGCGTCATTGATTCAGACTTCCGTGGGGAAGTTAAGGTGCTGCTGAACTGCTGGCCGTCTGTGGGCGGGTATCATTCAATGCTTATAAAACCCGGCGACCGAATCGCGCAGGCGTATATCTGCGAAGTCCCACGGGTGCAATTTGAGGAGGTAGATGATCTGTCAGAAACAGATCGTGGGGTAAATGGTTTTGGAAGCACGGGGGTTTGAGATGATTAAAATATCTGATGTTGTGCAAGTTTGTGGGGTGCGTGAATATCCCGGCATGATTTGCGAAGTGGACGACAGCGCCCCTGATTTTTTCAGTGTGTACCTTCGCTGCGATGAAGACGAATGGCAGTGTGAGGCAGATTTCGACACTTTGGAGGAAGCGGTCCGCTATGCTGAACAATTGGTTGCTGAATTGGAAAAAGGAGACAGGCCATGAGTAAAGCAGATGCTATCAAAGAACTTGAGCAGCGTGTTATTGAACGCGCTAAATTTTGGGACGGATACCTTAACATGCTCATCCGACTGCGCGATAGTGGGGTTCGCGCCGCTGACAGGTCTTCGGAATGGAAAGTCAACCCGGTAGAGAAAATGCTAAGCGATGGGCTGCAACAGGCAATCGATGCCGCGATGCAGCTACAGCGTGCGGAACTTGCTGAGTGTTTCATGCTTGCCGGTATTGGCGGTGAGCGGGCGACGGCATACGCTAAGGAACGGGCCGAAGCGATACTCGGCAAGGATGCGCTGGAGTTCGCCGCAACAATGGGTTGGGTGCCAACGTATTGGGTTAACAAATAAACGGAGGTCAAAATGGAAAAGATTTCCCCTGCCATGATTTACGGAAAAGTCGTTGCCGGTGAGCCGCTCAGCGATACGGAGATTGACTTCGGTATCGAGCATTTTAGCAAGCTATTCAAAATGCTTAACGAATCGGGCGCTGCGTTTGCAATTACAGCAGCGGAGTGTAACCGCATTGTGGAGACTCTGACGAATTTCAGGTGGAGTAGGAACAATAGGAGGAATAGGAGCGAATGAGACGTGAAAAACTAATTGAATGGGTCTGTGCTTCTTGCGGGGAGAAATATGGTCGCCGCCCTTGTGGTGTGGCCTGTTGGCATATTGGGAAGTGTGACATTTGTGGAACTGTTACTAGTGTGACAGAGCCGCGAGATTTTGGGGGAGTAAAAAATGATGCTGGAAAACAAAGATGGTAGCGTGAGCTTGCATGGGATTCGATTCATGCCATTGATGGTACGCAGGAGGGGTACGTTTGAACCGGTGCATGGTGTGTACGCACTTCCCGGCGGTGGGGTGGCTGCAAAACATGAGTTGCCTGAAATTGCACGACTGATTCTGGCATGGATGTATGGCGAGAACGAAAGGAGTAAGTGGTGACTATATGGACCCAAACCAAAATACGCCTTCCGGCGACTGAGGAACCTGTATGGCTTTTTGAGAAAGGCCGGGTTTTCATTGGTCTCCGGGTGGAGGTGTTTGAAGAAGATGGACCCTGGGTCGAGGGATGGAGGTGGGCTGAGTGCTATGTGTTCTGGGACGGTGAGAAGTGGATTGTCGATGCTGTATTCTCTACCGATCCCAACCCGACACATTGGGCTCCACTTACGCCATCGGCACCGGAGTAATTGAATTACATCATCGGGCCTGTAGCTCAGTCGGTTAGAGCGGAGGACTCATAATCCTTTGGTCGTAGGTTCGAGCCCTACCAGGCCCACTCTTCTCTAAGGAGGTATCATGTCTAATGATAAACCACGTGAACCAACCATTCAATATTACGGACCAGTGGCGTTTCATGATATGCGTTGTGCAGTTTTGCCGGGTCATCACGCCGTACTTGACATAGCTACGGGGGTATTCCATCCAAGCTGGGCCGCCCAAGAGCAGGGATGGCGTTTAGTGCGTGCCGATACGTGGTGGCGGCGGCTGTTGTTGAGGCTGTTCTGAAAAAAGAAACGCCCTCACGGGGAGGGCGTCGGGCCGGAGATGCTATCTCCGGCGGGGCTAAGGGAGTATATCACGCTTTTGAAAGGAGTCATCATGACTAAATCCAAATTCGACCATATCGAAGTCAAATTATTTGGCGGCGGGGGGAGTGGAAGCCGTGAACGTGCAAGAAACCGTCAAGTCGGCGGAGACCATTACAAAGAGATGGGCGTTGAACCCTGGGACGTGGTGGACACATGGCCCTACGAACAACGTGTTGGGTATTACCGTGGGAACGCCCTAAAATATCTCATGCGGATGGGGCGCAAAGATGAAGCTGCCATTGAGGCTGCCAAGTGCCAGCACTATATTCAGAAGCTGCTGGAAGTGCTACAAGAAGAGGAAGACTAATGGACATTGTTACAATCGACATCGAAACTTATTACGACAAAGACTACAGCCTGTCGAAGATGACCACGGAGGCGTATATCCGGGACCCACGGTTCGAGATCATCGGCGTTGGCGTAAAAGTTAACAATTATCCGGCTGACTGGTACTCCGGCGATAACCCCGGCAAGTTCCTTAAGTCACTTGATTACAGCGATAAGGCGATCCTCTGCCATAACGCAGCGTTTGATGGGGCCATCCTGTCGTGGCACTTTGGTATTCGCCCCCGGTTTTGGTTGGACACTTTGAGCATGTCTCGCCCGCTTCACGGTATGACAGTAGGCGGGTCGTTGGCGAAGCTCGCAGAGTACTATGGGCTGGGCAAGAAGGGCACCGAGGTCGTGGCTGCGATGGGCAAGCGTAGGGCCGACTTTACCGAAGAAGAGCTCGCCCGCTACGGACAGTATTGCATCAATGATGTAGAGCTGACAAAGAAGTTGTTCGATAAGCTCAAGGTGGGGTTCCCAATCACCGAGTTGTTGGTGATTGACCAGACGATCCGGATGTATACTGAACCAACAATCGAACTGGACGTGCCGTTACTGGAGGAACACCTTGAAAAGGTCCGTGCCCACAAGCGGGAGTTGACGGCAGAACTGGCGCAGAGCATGGGCGGCGAAGAAGCTGCGCAAGATGTGCTCATGTCCAACGAGAAGTTTGCCAGCTATCTCAAATCCCTAGGTGTGGAGCCGCCCACTAAGATCAGCCCTCGAACAGGAAAGACAACATGGGCGTTCTCTAAAACCGACAAGGGCATGACTGATTTACTGGAACACCCTGATGAACGGGTGCAAGCGGCTGTAGCTGCCCGGCTTGGTGTAAAGTCCACACTAGAGGAGACGCGCACTGAGGCCCTGCTTGGGGTAGCGGAACGCGGGCGGCTGCCCATTATGTTGAACTACTACGGCGCACATACCGGGCGCTTCAGTGGTGGTGACAAACTTAACCTTCAAAACCTTCCTAGCCGTGGGGATAACACCATCAGACGGGCACTTAAGGCACCCCCTGGGCATGTGCTGATTGTTGCCGACTCGTCGCAAATCGAAGCCCGATTGGTGGCCTACATCGCAGGGCAAGATGATCTGGTTGAGGCGTTTCGTGATAAGCGGGACGTGTACTCTGAATTCGCTACTGAAATTTACGGGCGTAAGATCACCAAGGCTGACAAGGTGGAACGATTTGTAGGTAAGGTATGCGTTCTCGGATTGGGCTATGGGCTTGGTGCTGCCAAACTTCAACGCACGCTAGAGCTTGGGCAAGGTGGGATCAGTGTAAGGGTCGATCTGAACGAGGCGGAGCGCATCGTGCGCCTCTATCGGACTAAGAACTTCCGCATTGCGCAGTTCTGGCAAAAATGTGCTAACGCATTGACGGATATGGTTCAAGGCCGAAGTGGCAATTTACATAATGTATTGCCGTATGACAGTACAGGTATCACCTTACCCAGCGGGTTCAAGATTCAATATCCTGCGCTGCGGTCTACACCTAGTGGGTTCGTGTATGTCAATGACCCTCGCGCGTATCGTAAGATGATGGACGGTGAGGAAATTGACGACTCGGCGTGGACGCGGATATACTCAGGTAAAGTTGCGGAAAACATTACACAGGCCCTTGCCGCGCTTGTCATTCGAGAACAGATGGCGGCTATTGGGCAGTACTACCACGTAGTGTTCCAAGTCCACGACGAAATCATCATTACCGCACCTGAGGCAGAAGCCGAAGAAGCCAAGGCAAAACTGGTAGAAGTCATGTCTACCCCGCCCAAGTGGGCACCGGGGCTGCCTGTGGCTTGTGAAGCTGGTGTGGCTGATAACTATGGAGACGCTTGATGCGCTTAACGCATTCCTATTCTTCGATCAAGCTATTCGAGAGCTGCCCGCTGCGATATTACCGCCAGCGCATTACAAAAGAGGTCGCTGACGAAGGCACTGAGGTCTCAAAGTACGGCGAGCGCATCCACGCGCTTCTCGAAGCCAGGTTAAAAGGCGCGGACATAGACCCGGAAGTGGCGCAGTACGAACCCTTGTGCGCGGCGGTAGAGAAGCTGGCTAGCCAAGGACAATTGTTCATCGAGCACGAACTGGCGCTAACTGAAAACCTTACACCAACAAATTGGCGTGACCCTGATGCGTGGCTGCGTAGCAAACTTGACATACTTGTGGTTACTGGCGACGAGGCGGTGGTGATGGACTGGAAGACGGGCAAACGCAGAACCGACCAGTTCCAAATGCAGTTGTTTGCGGCGCAGGTGTTCAAGCACTTCCCAGAAGTACAGCGGGTGAAGACCGTCCTTGTGTGGCTTAAGACAATGGAGATGGACACCAATACCTACGAACGTAGTGAAGTTAACACCATCTGGGCTGAGATCATGCGGCGTATCCGGCGTATCTACGATGCTTACGAACACGACAACTGGCCCGCCCGACCTTCTGGGTTGTGCCGCTACTGCCCGTGCCGCCATGACTGCGAGTTCGCGTTGGTTTGATACTTGACATCGACGTAAAGGAGTGTATAATGGGAGCAACAACACCAGAGGGGCGAATCAAACAAAAGTTGACAGCAATGTTAAGACATGAAAAAATCTGGTACTTCTTTCCTGCCGCCAATGGTATGGGAAGAGCTGGAATCCCTGATGTGGTCTGCATCGTGGAGGGTAAGTTTGTAGGCATCGAGTGCAAGGCCGACAAAACCAAGAAACCCACTGCGCTTCAACTTGCGTGCGGGAGGCAGATTCAGGATGCGGGTGGCTACTGGTTTCTTGTCTATGACGACTTCTCCATTGCAGAGGTAGAAAAGTGGATTCGAGCACAGAGGAATAGGTGACAGTATGTTGGTAGTAGAAAAAGCGAAGGCGCTTGCACTGAAACTGAATAACCCTGGTCGGGTGCTTGCGAGTATTCCAACGGCGAAGCTGCTTTACGCACAGGATATACCCATCGTAGTAACCCCGCATCGGCTCGATGAAGTCAAGGTGCTCAACAATATGGGTATCAAGGCTCCGTCGCCGATCCTGTATTACTACGACTGGCCCGGTCAATATCGTCCGTTCGAGCACCAAAAGCTGACCGCAGCGTTCCTGACGCTACATCATCGAGGATTGGTGTTGAACGAGATCGGGACCGGCAAATCGCTAGCAGCATTGTGGGCAGCGGATTATTTGATCAAGACCAAGAAGGTCAAAAGAGTGCTGATCATATCCCCGCTTTCTACACTGGAACGGGTCTGGGGAGACGCGATCTTCACCAATTTAGTACACCGCAAATTTGTTGTGCTGCACGGCACCGCTGAACGCAGACTCAAGTTGTTGAAGACGCATGCAGACTTTTACATTATCAACCACGACGGTTTTCCTATCATTGCGGACGCGGCAAGCGGTATGTTCGACCTGGTGATCGTGGACGAAGCGGCTGTGCTGCGTAATCCGTCAACCCGCAGGTTCAAGATTTTCCGTAAGTGGATGGAGCAGAACCCCAATACGCGGTTGTGGTTGATGACTGGCACACCGACACCGAACGCCCCGACTGATGCGTGGGCACTGGCGAAGCTGGTGGGATCGCCCTACTTGACTAAGACGTTCACGGCGTTTCGTGAGCAGGTAATGATGAAGGTTGGGCAATGGAAATACGTCCCCCGCCCCGAGGCCGTGGAAATCGTGAAGCATGTATTACAACCTGCTGTGCGGTATACCCGTGACGAATGCTTTGATCTGCCTGAGACGATTATTCAGACTCGGCAAGTAGAGCTAACCCCTGAGCAGAAGAAGCACTACACACAAATGCTGAAGCACTTCGTGACTGAAGCTGCGCAGGAAGGTACCATCACTGCGGTCAACGAAGCTGTGAAGATTCAGAAGCTAGTCCAGATTGCTTGTGGTGTGGCCTATGGTGACGATGGTCAGACCATCGAACTGGATTGTTCCCCACGTGTGAACTTAGTGAAGGAGGTGATCGAAGAGGCGGGAGAAAAGGTAATCGTATTTGTCCCACTAACCGGTACGCTTCGCATGCTGGAGAAGGAACTGAGCAAACACTGGTCTGTTGGTGTAGTCAACGGTGAGGTGTCTGCCAGTCAGCGCAACAGCATTTTCCATGGGTTCCAGTATGAGAAAGACCCACATGTTCTGATCGCCCACCCAGGTACGATGGCGCATGGTCTAACCTTGACCGCTGCTTCAACAATCATCTGGTATGGGCCGGTCACGAGTAATGAGGTCTATGTACAGGCCAATGGGCGAATCGAGCGTATCGGTAAAAAGCGTGTGTCGAACATCATCCACATCGAGGGTACAGACCTTGAACGCAGGATGTATGAACGACTGAAAAATAAGCAGAAGCTCCAAGGGCTGCTGCTTGAGATGATCCAGCAACAAACGAAGAGGTGACAAGCATGAGCAATGTAAGTATAGGTGACGTGATCCGCACCTACATGAAACTGCGCGACCAGAAAGCGGCTATCGAGGCTCAACTAAAGGACCAAGTGGCCGCGATCAAAGTCAAGATGGAGAAACTGGAGGCGTATCTCAAAACGCAAATGGATGCGCAGGGCCTAACCAGTTTCAAGTCCGAGTATGGCACTGCGTTTCTGACTACCACGGACTACGCGAACGTGGCTGATTGGGACGCTGTGTTGAACTTCATTCGTGAGAATGAAGCATACGATCTGCTTGAGAAGCGCGTTAGCAAAATTGCTGTGCGTGGCTATATCGAGCGGATGAAGGCTGTTCCCCCCGGTATCAATTATGGCACCAAGCTGGAGGTGAACGTTCGCAAACCTGGTGCCAAAGTCGAAGACTAACCCCAACTTATAGGAGCCTAAAATGAGCAACATCATTCCTGCAAACATCCAAGTTCCCGCCCACCTTGCTTCTCGTATCGGCGCTCCGTCGCCTCTGGCGGCTTCGCTGGTCGGTGGTCTGTCGTCTGGGGCCACGTACCCGCGTATCAGTATCAAGGGCGCACGTTTCCGCATCGTCGAGGGTGATACTGAGACTGTGCTGGATGCCACGGCGCTGGATGTCGTGATTGTGGGTGCTAACCCGCGACTGTCGAAAACCTGGTATGCCAAACCGTGGACGCCGGATTCGGAACCGCAAGCGCCTGATTGTTTCTCGCTGGATGGCATCAGCCCTGATCCTGAAGCCACCGACCCGCAAAGTGATCTGTGCGCTTCCTGCCCGCAGAACGCATGGGGTTCTAAAGTGACTCCGCAAGGGCAGCAGATCAAGGCTTGTGCAGACCAGAAGCGACTGGCGGTTGTCGCTGCGGATGACCCCAGCGGTCCGATCTATCTGTTGCAAGTTACTCCGGCTGCTCTCAAGAATCTGAATCAATACCAGAAGGAGCTGTCCATGCGGGGCATCCCGCCAGAGATCGTGAAGACTCGTGTCTCTTTCGATACTGATGCGTCGTTCCCCAAGCTGAAGTTCACCTTCGCTGGGTTCCTCGATGAGGAGACGCAGAAGATCGTGGACGAGTTGTTCGGTAGCGAGCGAGTCAAGGAAATCACCGGGGAAGTACCCCGGCGGCCTGTGCCTGTTCCTGAAGTCGCTGCTCCGGCACCCGTTGCGCCGAAACCCGCTGTCAAAGTAGCAGCAGTAACGGAGGAGCCCGCCCCTGCACCTGCGCAGACTGTTGCTCCTAGGCGTGGTTTTGGCGCACCTAAAGCGGCTGCTCCGGCACCGGCTGCGGCCCCTGCCAAGGCGGTTAAAGCTGCCCCGGCTCCGGCGGCCAAGGCTACCCCTGTCTCGGCTGTTGATGCTGCGTCGTCGTTGGCAGATGAGATTGCCGCGCTCATTGGGGAGGTAGGTGCAGATGATGACGCCTAAACCTATTGATTTCACCAAGGTCGAGGCCCTTCGTAAGCACATGCTTCTCACTACTGCGGACATGGCCGAGTTGCTTGGAGTGTCCCGTGTGACGTATTATGGATGGGTGAAAGGGAGGCCCATCCGTAGGTCTAATGAAAACGCAGCACGGGCGATGCTCAAGCGAATGCTGGCAGTAGTGACGAAGTACGGATGGCCTACGCCTGAAGCAATTGCAGCAAACCAGAAACAACGTAAGCAGTATCTGCTTGAGCTACTGAAAACTGTTGAATAAATAACAGGATAACGGGGAGGGGCAACCCTCCCCGCTAAATGCAGGGGCACAATGGACACGTTGAATTTCCTTCAGCGGGTTCTACCATCAACAGGTTTCTATGTCACCACAGTCATTAACCCGGACGGTAGGCGACAGGGATTCTTTGCTACGGTAGAAGAACTCGCAAAAGCGATAGTCGCATTAGACCAGCGTGGCAACAACACCTATTTCGCTATTTCAGCATTTATTGAAAAAGGAAGCCGGAAACAGGAAAACGTTCGTGCTACGAAAGTCATTGCGTTAGATGTAGATTGTGGGGACAACAAACCCTTCCCTACATGGAAAGAGGGGCTACAGGCCCTAGGCAAGTTCGTTCAACAGATGGGGCTACCCAAGCCGATGGTAGTCCACTCCGGCAACGGGCTGCATGTCTATTGGGTGTTGGCTGAAGAACTGGAGCCACCCCGATGGAAGCCGCTGGCTGAGGCGATGAAAGCAGCAGCCAAGGACAAAGGATTCGAGATCGACCCGGCTGTTCCTGCGGACAGTGCCCGAGTACTGCGCCCTGTGGGTACCACCAATCCTAAAAGTGGTACCAAGGTAAAGCTGCTCATTGACGCGCCGCCTATACCTGTCGAACAGATGGTGGCGAGCCTATCGGCGTATATATCAACCCAACCCGTGGAACGGCCCAGCAGTGGGCTGGCACAAGCGTTGCGGGTGCAGCATGATTTCCCCCCAGCTAACCCGGTTGTCGTCGCTACCAAGTGCCAACAGATTGATTGGGGCGTGAAGAATCAGAGCGAAGTAGAAGAACCTTTCTGGTATGCGCTGCTTGGTGTGGCGGCGTATTGTCAAGACCCGGAGGCAACCGCTATTGCATGGTCGGAACAGTATCCTAGACACAACGCCAATGAGACGCTACGCAAATTGGCACAATGGAAACAGGCGACGACAGGCCCAACAACCTGTAGGAAATTTGAAGAACTCCGCCCAGGCGGGTGTAGGGGTTGCAAGTTCAAAGACAAAGTGGGTACTCCAGCGCGGCTAGGAGTGCAATATCTAGAAGTTGCGCCTGCTTCAAGTGTTCCTCCAGCCGTAGATACAAGCATCCCCCTACCGAAGCCATTCAAGCGCACCACCGATGGTATCAAAATAACCATCGACGAAACGGACATTGATGTGTGCAAGTTCGACATCTACCCTGTGTCGTATGGTAAAGACGAAAGTTTGGGGTATGAGACGGTGCGCTTTTGTTGGAATCGACCACATGTCGGCTGGCAGGAACTTGTCATGCGGCAAGCTACTCTTGCTGAAGGGAATCGGGATTTCCCGATAGTAATTGCCGACCAAGGGATTCTACTTAGTAATCGTACACAGACGGGGTATTTTCAAGCTATGTTGCGCGCGTACATGGAAGAGTTGCGGCAGAGACGCGCCATGACGAATCTGTACGCCACGATGGGGTGGAAGGAGAACTTCTCACAGTTCGTCATTGGTGATGCGATCCTGCGCCGCAATATTGATGGAACTGCCAGTGAAGAATCAATAAACCTTGCTGCTAACTCAGCACGGTTGGGTAACGAGCTCTGGACTACAGCAGGGTCTCTTGATGCCTGGGTGAAATTCACTTCCCTGCTCGAAAAGGCCGATCTTCGTGCCCACATGTTCGCACTGACAGTTGGGTTCTCTGCACCACTATATGCGTTCACCGGCCTGAAGGGACTAATAGTCTCGCTCTACGGCCCCACTGGCGGCGGGAAGACGCTTGCGCAGATGTGGATACAGTCCATTTACGGCAACCCAGAAAAGCTGCACTTCGCGGCAAAGTTCACGCAGAACACGCTGTTTAGCCGCATGGGGTTATATTGCCACATGCCCATGACTATCGACGAAGTGACCATGATGGACGACAAGGAAGTGGGTGACTTCGCTTATTGGGTGAGCCAAGGCAGAGACAAAGCACGGCTGAACCGCAATGCCGAAGAGCGAGACGCTAAGACATGGGCGATGCCAGTTATTGTATCTACCAACAAATCTCTGAACTCCAAGCTAATTGCGAGTGGGCTGGATACCGACGCCCAGATGGCCCGGATTCTTGAAGTTTCTGTTCCGCCTAGTCCAATCTTCACTCGTGATAGTACTGCTGGACGTAAGATTTACGAGTTCATCACCAGTAACTACGGATTCGCCGGGCGAGCTTTCATCGCCAAGCTATTGGAGTTAGGTGAAACCGGTATCCGTGCGACCATTGCCCAAGCTACTGAGACCTTCCACAGGGAATATAGGGCGCACTTCTCGGGTGAAGAACGATATTGGGAACAGGCTATCATCCTCGCAGATTTGGCTGGCAAACTGGCACGGGAATGGGGTTTGATCGCCTATGACCACAAGCCGGGTATTGAATGGGTGCTGGCGCAAATAGGCGCGATCCGTCGCACCGTGGCTGAGTTCAAGCTGGATGCGTTCGATCTATTGACCGAATACCTTAACGAGACTGCTGATATGCAGGTGCAGATATTCCACACGGGCACGCAGAAACCCACGATGGACTACAATCGCATACCTCGTGGAGAAGTTCGGGTGCGCTTCGATTTCTACCGCAAATCCAGTGCTGATCCGATTACGCACGGTACTGTCATGCTGGACCGTACCCACCTTCGGCGCTGGCTGGCGATGCGCGGCGCGGACTATAAGACATTCGTCAATGAGTTTGCTAGCGAGGGTATCATCGCTACGCCTAAATCAAACAAGGCTTATCTGGCGAAGGATACCCCAATCAAACTCGGTCAGTCTTATGTGCTTGGTCTGAACCTCAACCACCCGCGCTTGCAGGGGATACTGTCTGACGCAGACGAAGCTCTGGATAACCTTGCCTATGGGCAGTTGAAGGCGGTTTAATTGATCTCGTCTGCGAGCCCGTGGATTCGGAGTAGCTCCTCTGTCTCGGGACGCACGTGCTTCGGTGCAGCTTTAAGATACCGCAACGCCGTAGGACGGGACGCTTCCAACGCGGCCCGGTTAGCTGACCGCACGAATGTGCTGATTTCCAGACCAGTGCCTTCGGCGTCTCGATTCCATTGATCGACGGCGGCGATGATTTTCTGCATACGTTCATTATCCCCATTGAGCGAGGCTTGCACGTATGCAGAAACGAATTCTGCTTTAATCGCCTTAGCGTAGTTCGCTACGTCTTTGGAGAGGCGCACGATGTCGTTCTGCTCTGTAGCAATGGCAGGGTAGAAGCCCAACATCCGGGCAAGAATGACATGATACGGAGCTTCGCGGGAGATGACCTGTCCACGGTTGTTGGTAATCATCCCACTGTCGAGATACGCAAGCCCGTCGGCAATAGCCTGCACAGCCGCAATAGGCGAATTGCGCATGATGCTGCTAAACGAGGTTACGTCGTCTCGGAGGCCAATCGCTTCAGCGCCATACCTAGCAAGGCTACCCGCCATACCGATCAGCCCAGAGATACCCCCGAATACTGGACCCGCGAAGTTGGCCATTTCTTTCGCCGGATCGGCACCTGCTTTGAACGCCCCTGTTAGCGGCACCAAATCGCCCATACCCATCCGGGTGGAAATCGTAGCGCTAGTCACCCGGTCAAGCAGGCCGCGCATCACATACGGTGTCATTCCAGGGGCAACGGCGTCTAGCCATTCGGTGATCTCCTTCTCCACGCTTGCCATCTTCAGGCCCAGCTTCTGGGCGATGGTATCTACGATGTCGAAGATGTCTTCGGCGAAGGGCAGTCCGCGCAATCCCGAAGTCAACAGTAGAAAGCCCAGCATGAGCAATTGGCCTTTAGGCGGTAGTGACCGCAGCAACTGCACCGTGATTATGACGAACTGCTTGTACATGAAGACGTATTGCAACACATTACCGCGCGCCATCTCTGGGCGGTTGTACATGGCGTATTCACCCTGCGAGGTGTTTACGGCCACGCGCGCGGCTTCGGTAGCTGCGTCAATAAGTTGCTGTTCGTCTGTCACACCCTGCGCACGGAGACGGTCCTTCTCTAACCGATATGCAGCCAGTGCCGTAACACGGCGGTTGAACTGCTCGGTGTAGGAGAACATGGACATCCACGCCTGAACGGCAGCCTGCGCTTTGTTGTTGAACACCTTACCACGCGCGGTGCCCACCAGGGCGTTGAACTGAGCCGCTTGCAGGGTACCTTCTTCGGTCTGGGCGAGTAGGAACTGAGCCTCGTCTTCAGTTAACCCATAACGCTCGTAAGTGCCGTTACGTAGTATTTGTTCGAGGAACGCGGGGTCAGCCAGTTTGAAATTCTTCACATCCTTAGCCGCTTTCCACAAAGCGGCTGCGGCTTTGGCTTCACCATAGCCCCCACCGAATCCACGAGTCGGGTTGTAGTACGCCAGATAGGGAAGTGCATGGGTAACTAACGACGAGAGGTTAACCACGGCTGTGGCGACTGAACCACCCAATTGCATCAACACTGTCAAGAGCTTGAGTCTGGAACCGACTTCACCCGACAAAAGGTCTTCGGTCGAGTCAGCGATGTTGGTCGTCTCGCTATACCAGCGGAGCACTTGCTTGGCTTCTTCCCGGTAGTCTTCACCACGACCGAGAGTAGGTACTTCCTTACCGTCGATTACAACAGTGTTTTCCCCAGCCGCGCCTTTCATGTAGCGATACATATAGGCGTATTCATCATACGCACGCTGGGCGCGGGCGCGTTCCCCATCCGTCTGGGCATTTTCGACGGCAGCCTTCAAATCAGCCAGTTTTTGGTCGTCCCCCAACCAATAGCTGTCGTTCAACAGAATATCGTCAAGACGGTGACGGAACAGCTTCTTGGCAGCGACATGGGCCGTAGTTTCCAGATACTCAGACACGGAACGCACGACATCTTTGTCCCACCCTTCGGTACCGGAGCGCTGCAAATTGTGGCGAGCACGGGCGTTCTGAGCTGTCAGAGTAGTGATGATTCGCTCCCGCGCTTCTGGCGAGAGATTCACATTCAAACGATTGAGCACATACACGAACTCGTTGAAGTTCACAGCCTCGCTCAGGTCAGGCGACTGGCGGGTACGCGATACTTCAGCTTTCAGACGAACAGTAACCTCGCTACCGTTTTCATCTAGCAGAACGAACTCGTTGTCACCACCAAATATCTTGTCCAATTCTTCCGCAACAGCCATAGCCTCGCGGCGAGAGTTGAACTGGAAGTAGGGCAACGCGGAGCGAATATTGGGGTCCAACGCTACCGGATTTCCGCGAGCATCGACCGCTACCAGTTTTACCTGCTCAAACCCACGGCGAGAGAACGGCACGTAGGAACCAAGGATTGTGCGTTTGGCGTAGTAGTCAGCGTTCTTGGACTGAAGATCAAACAGGAATATGTCGCGGATAGCTTTCTGTATCTGGAACGACTGCTCTTCGCTCTTGACCTTGGCCCGCAGGCTCGGGAGTTGAGCGCGGATGTCGTCGTATTCAGCTTTGAGAAATTCCTCCATGTCCTTGACGATGGCGGGCTTGGCATTGGGGTCTTTCATCCATGCTGCAAACACATCGTCGTTAAACAAGGCACGACCAAAGGCAATCAGGAATTCCTCGGAGTCTTTCTCAGCCTGTCTCTTAATTTCCACACCAGCATTCGCCACGCTACTGCCTGCATAGCGCTTGGCCTGGTACATCGCAGCAACCTTGCGGATAGCGGCAAGGTCTTCAGCCGTAAAGACGTTGGTACCACGGCGCTTAGCGTTCAGGTCATTGAGCACGCGCTTAGTTTCGGCCTGTGCGGCTTCGTAGTTAGATAGCATCAGGTCGATGGCGGCTTCGTTTACGGCATTGCGTATTTCGAGATAAACCTTCCACTCAGGGCTGTTTTCATCCACGTCGTATTGGAAGTGGACCGTGCTACCGTCTGAGTAAGTAATATCGAAGCCCTTGCGGAATTCCTCGGCAGTGACGAAACCAGCACGCTCAATAGCTGCGCGGACGGCTGGGTCAACAATCACATTACCCATGTCGTCCACAGTGACTAGTGGACCAAAGGACTTGATCAGTTCATCAGTAGCCTGCGCGGAACGGAGTAACGCAGCACGAGCTAGCAGTTCACCAGCGCGTTCTTTCTCAGCCTCGGTCACGCCTTTCTTCAGGAAGCCCAGGTCAACCGAGTGGGTGAAAGCGGTCATTCGCTGGTATTTGGACAGCAGCGCCCGAGCAAAATGTTGTTGTTTTTCGAGAAGACGGTAGATTTGGTTCAGACCGTAGCTACGACGAGCCTTGTGATCCAGCGTTTGGACCTGTTCAAGGAGGCGCGCAACAACGCCGGGCACATCATGACGAGCACCGAACACCCCCTTAGCGAAGGCTTCCATCGCGCCATAGAGGCCGCCCGTATTCCTAAAGCGACGGTTGAGCGCCCCGGCGGCGAATAGCCGCGACCCCATATCTCCAGCGGAGACCCGAGCATAGCGACCGGCGATCTGATCTTGTCTGAGTGCTTCGAGATCGCCAACGATGGACCGAGCATTGACGAAGTGCCCCACATCGCCCCGGCGCACGTACTTGCGCGCCAGATTGATAAAGTAGCGAGCCTCGTCGTCCTGGAACGTGAACCCTAGCTTGTTGAGGAAGTTCTTCACTACATTCCAGATACGGGCAATGATGGACGTATCCAGGTCAGCGGCATTGTCGGCCAGATATTCTTCAATTGCTTCCAGTTTGGACATGCCGCGATTGGTGACCATCGCGTCCACTGCCGCCTGTATATCTGGATCAGCGTTGTAGATGCGATTAAGCACCGCGTCTAGGTCTTTCTTGGATACGATGCTTCTAAAGCCGAAGTGCCCTAACGTTTCATGTGCCAGGACGAACTTGAGCTGCTGCTCGGTACGAACGAAATCCGTGAAGATGATTACGTTGGGACCGAACGAATAGCCCACTGCGTTGGTTGTGTCGAAGTCCCCCTCTTTGCGGGCAGTAGCGGCACGGCGATACAAGTCAGGGTTGCGGCGTTTGAGATCAGCGACGTTGGCGTAGATGTATACGTTAGGCTTGATACGTAGCTTGTTTAGGAAGCTCTTGACCAACAAACGCACCCGACCGGGGGGGATCGTAGATTTGATCTCAGTCCCATTATCCCGATAGAACATACCGTCGGGATCATCCCAAGCGTCTTCGACCTTAAATCCTTCCTGTTCAAGACGCGCGCGTTCACGTTCAGCGATCAAATATTCTGCCGCTATCGCTTTTGCTTCAGCTTTCTGTTCTCGCTCCAACGCGCGCTGTTGCTCAGTAGTTAGCTCTTGGGTAGTGATGATATACCGCTCGTCGGACTTGAGCAGTTTCGGAGAGCCGTCAGCTTTGAAGTACTCACGTAGCTTATGACCACGGACGATGTAGTTCTTTCCTTGTTCGCTTGTCTTAGCGTAGAGTTCTTTGGCAAGCGCCACTAGGTTGGTATAAGTTTTGCCACGAAAAGCAACTTTTTTCTTTAGGCTGTCGTACTCACGAACACGAGTAATGAGGTCGTTGATCAGTTCACCCAATAATGCTTCAGGCGTTTCCGTTATTTTTTCAATGCTAGATTCAGTAGATTTGGTCGGAGCCTGTTCGCTTGCCACAGACTTCGCTTCCATCTGCGTCTTGTATTCTGAAGGCAGATTGATAATGCGCGCCTTGATGCTAGGCAGTAGCCCACGAGACACAGCATAGGAGAACCAAGGCTTCATCTGCCCTTTACGAGAACCGCCCTTGTACACAGCCTCAAGCTGCGTCTCATAGTTCGCCGCCTCCAGGAATGCCTCATCCATCGCAGCTTGCTGCGTATCGGAGAACTGCGTATTGTTAAGGAAGGCACGAGCCCTGTCCGCCAACTTCTTGACATTGGTGTCTTCGCCAGCAAAGAAAGCGTAGTGGATGACAGTCTGAATGGCATCCTTAAACGTGCGAATGTCCGTAGCTTCCTCTGCGGCGGCGATCTCATCCTCTAGTATCTTGGCTGGTGTGGGTTCAGATTCCTCTTTGGGAGAAACCGTTTCCGCAGTCTGTTCAGCCTGTGCAGTAGTTCTTACTGCTTCCGGTTTCTTCGGCGGGGCGATTTCCTCAGCCGCAGCAATGGTAGGCTTACGCTCGTCAACAACAATTTTCCGCCACTGCTCTTTTTGTTCATTGGTGAGTTCGGCCCACTTCGGCTGAGTGTCGGGGTCTGCGTACTCTTCCCACTGTCGGCCAGCCTCAGCAAGCTGCTCTTCCCTCGTCATGGTGGCGGATTGGCCTTTTTTCAAAGGCTCAGCCTTAGGCGTAGTCTGCTTTGTGCTAGTACGCCGTCCTTTCCTCAGTGTTTCTGCCGCAGGCGCAGCTTGCTTCGTCTCAGTCGGTTGACCTTTCTTCAGTGCTTCTGCCGCAGGCGCAGCTTGCTTCGTCTCAGTCGGTTGACCTTTCTTCAGCACTACCGCCGCAGGCGGAGCTTCGGGCGCTACTTGCCGCTCTTTGGCTTTTGTTTTGAGGGCCTCACCCTTTCTGGCAGGTTTTTGCTCGGTGGGTATTTCCGCTCCCACTCCATTGCCAGTTTCGGGTACTTGGCGTGCAGGAATCGGCGTTGGGCTTTGCTCTTGAATGGCATAGGGGACCTCCTGCGGAACAATATTGACTTCAGCGACACCAGCCTGCTTTTTGAGCCCCCGCTTGGAACGTTGTTTGGTACTCGGTTGCGCAAGCGGTGTAGGCGGCAGTTTGGTTTTTACCCCCGCAGCACGAAGCGCGGGGAGAGACGGTTCACCTTCTTGGGTGAACAGCGGAAGCTGCGTAGGAGACGAAACCACTGTTTGCGGGGTTTCGATAGTGGGTTCTACCAGCCTCGTACCAATACCACGACGCAACCCTTCTGCACGGCTCGGACGAGGAGCCTGGCGGCGCGAGAATAGAGGTAATTGCACAGGCTGCGTTGGCCCCACTTGGCGCATCGGCATCGAAGCGCTGTCTATTTCTTGTTCCTGGGGCGCAAGCGCTTGTTGCTGTGCAAGTACGTCAAGTTGTTGCTGAATGGGAACCTGCTGTTGTATTTGCGTTTGCTGAGTGTTGAATTGCTCAGTAGATACAGGTTCCGAAAACTGAAGCGCTCCTTGACGCGGATCAGTTACCACTGTCTGAGTTAACGTTGGAGATTGATTCTCAAAAACAGTTGGTTGCATCCGCGAAGCTAGTTCTTGCGCAGAAATCTGCCCACCGAAGATGTTGAGCACACCTTGGGTACCAGGTGCGCTGGGAGGGACGTTGCCGTGCTGGCGCAGCATTTGATCGGGATAAGCTACGCCTTCTGGCGTTACCATAATCTGTGGGCCGCCCATCGGTTCCACCGGCGAAACAGGGGCCGGAAGCTGCGGGGCAGTAAGAGGACCAGTCAGTTGTTCAGGAGGGGAAGGCATTACCTCTATTGAGGTCGCAGGGGTATAGTACGGCTGTACCGCAGTACTAGGACCTGCGCTCGGAGTCGGGCTATTCCCTGGGGGTACGATCAAATTACGACCAGTAGGCGGCTCAGGCGATTGAGCAGGATTTAGCAAGTTCGTAGGATGGTTACTGCGCAAGTGAGCAGCAGCACCAATGGGGCCACCCACACCGAAGCCCGCAGCAAACGATTCAACCAAACGATTGATGTTCTCGGGTGACGAGAAATCCTGGTCCGAAGCCTTCAGCAGAATAGCTTCTTGTCCTAGTTCTACAGTACCTTCAGCAGCACCACCCACAGTAAGCCCGACACCAGCACGACGCGCCATTTCAGCGCCACGGCGTAAGAGGGAGGTACCAGCAGGGAGCGCGGAGCGAGCTAGCACATTACCAAATACACGTGCAGCCAGTGCGAACTCAGGTAGGAGTTCTAACGCGCCGTAGGGCATAGACCAAGCGAGAGCCTTCAAACGGGCGGTATTATCGTCAGCGCTGGCTCCTTGCTCTCGTAATTCACCATAGGTATCGGCAATACCTATACCGACGTTATGCGCCGTCATTCCAGCGGCTACGCCTGCTAGCCCAGCAGCTTCACGGAGTAATTTATATTCGGCGGCGTTGAGCGTTTCGCCAGCCGCGTATTTCCGCGCCGCAGCGGTAACGGCTTGCTTGAACGCGGACTTTCCTGCAAGCCCCGCCAACGCGGCACCTGCCCCTACAAGTGGACCACCCGCAGCCGTACCGATAGCAAACGAACCGAGAGCTGTGGCGATTGATTCAAGCAGGTTAGGTCCTTGTTGGGCGAGGTTGGCTACGAACCACTCAACAGCATCACGACCAGAGTTAATATCGGCAAACCGACGATCAAACGGCGCAGTGCGGGCGAGGTCTTCTTCTTGCGCCTTGACAATGCGGCTGCCTAAGTTTTCAGCTCCCAACCACTGGAGGAAGCGGCCACCAAGCATCTGTAGCTCATCAACACCACGCCCGAAGTTTTTAGCAAATAAGTTTCCAAGACTTGGATTGCGGATAGTTCCTAGCCACTGCCGATATGCGTTTACATCTAATGGCTGCCAGTCGCCCCCTGCTGGAATTCCAGTGCTTGGGTTGTTCAGTAGGCTTTCGGTTTTTAGAGCCGTTGCTGCATCATCAACGGGGAATGTAACACCTTGAACAAACAGTTCATTGCGAGACGGGCTGTATGCAATAGCCGGACTAGGAGTAACAGTCGGCTGGCGCATCTCCGGCATAGTGAACTGGCTTTGCTTGGTAAGCGCCTCCCCTAGTGCCGCCATGTCAGCAAGAGAAGGACCTAGGTTCCCTAGGCCGATATTCGCGGGAGGAGTGAGTGGAGTAAATGAATCATAGGGGTTCGGCATCTCCCCCACATTCATCTTTTCCATGAAAGGGTTAGCGAAGGAAAGTCCTGCCTTGGCCATGAATTACCTCATTTGAGCAGGAATCGGGATAGAGACCGATGGGCTTAGCGGTACTGGTGAATTTTTAGCTGCTGGGTTACCCATCAGAAGTTGTCTTGAATCAACCACAAATGGGAGAATACCAGAATTTTGTGGCGGCACGAAAACTAGGTTACCACTACCGTCACCAGTAGCCGTTACCTTCCAACCATTTTGTTTAAGCTGCTCCACAGCAAGTTGTGTAGCAAGCTGCATATTTCCTTTCGTGCGTTCTACCGCAAGCTCCCGGATCATCTGGGCCATCTGTTTAGCGTTCTCGGCTTGCGCTCCAAAGTTAGCTTTAACAGCTTCTTCCTGCATCTTGAGCATGGACTCGTAAGCCTTCTTGTTGTACTCCGCCGAAGCCGCTGCTTTTTGCTGCACGTAAGCCTGGTCAAACGTAGAACGAGCCAGGTCGGAAACTTCTTGAGTAGTAAGCCCTGTCCGAGTGCTCTGCCCATTGACAAGCACATTCCACTTGCCATCAGTCCGAGGCTGAATAGCGACCGGCGTTCCCATGTATTGCGACAACACAGCGGCAAGACGGCGAGGATCGTTGGCAAGGGTGAGTTCCCGTAGTCCCTGTATTCCTTGGAGATAAATCAAGTTGTTATCAAACTCCATCAGCTTAGCACGAGCTGCCATATATTGAAGCCCTAGACCCGCCTGCTGATACATGCTTGCTAACCGCGCAAGTTCCTGACGTTGCTGCATTGCCCGCTGCATATCAACAGAGAGGGCTTGCTGATTGGCAAGGTAGAACTGCGAAGGACTAAGAGGTTCCTGCCGCTGAGACTCCGCCGTAGTTGGCAGCGTAGCTGCCTGCGCTGTGGAGATACCAGGAATGGTCAGCCCCGCAGTGGGGGTGGCCGCAGTAGGAGCAGCAGCGGCGGGAGCGGTAGCAGTCGGAGCGACCGCAGCAAGAGCAGCGGGAGCAGCAGAGGTAGCGGCGGCAGAGGTAGTAGAACCCCCCTTAGAAGCAGGCAGCGAGCCATACGCAGCCAATACCTTCGAGACATAATCACGGCTAGGGAGCTTGTTAGGGTCAGCACCGGCTTGCAGCCACTTATCAACAGTAGTGTAACCTGCGTTATACGCAGCAAGAGCATGCTCTAAATTGCCATTATACCGCTGGTACAAGGCGTTCATGTACAGCAGCCCATACGCAGGCCCGACATCCTTGCGGGTCAACAAACGCTTGGCTTCATCTTCATTGCGTTGCCCAACTTTTACGCCCATTTGCTCGGCGAAATCGAACACATTCGGCAGCCCAAAACCAGGCTTCATAGCTGTAGGAACAAGCACTTGCATCAACCCCACTGCGCCCTTATCACTGACGGCATTAGGGTTACCCGCGCTCTCCACTTGAGACATAGCAGCGAGCAAACGCTGAGGATCGGGTAGTTGTAGAGCAGATGCACTCTGCGTCTGCTTCTTGGCAGCCTCGCTTTGCGCCTGCTTCTTGGCAGCGTCGTTGGCTTTTAGTTTTTCAAGTAATTGAGCTTCAGTTAGCGGCTGGTTTTCTTGTATAGGTATACGAACCCAGGTATCAAAATACGGCGTAGCAGTACCAGTTCCTACTTTAGGTACTTCAACACTAGTCACTTCAGGACCATAAATACCTAATGCCCGCCCAATTCTAGCGAAATTTACTGCATTGCCTAACTTAGTTAACCCATGTGCAAGAGCGTTAATAGGACCACCAACGAAGTCCATTGCAGCCGCAGGAAGTTGAAGTAGTCCTGCACGATCAATAGCGGCCAAACGCTCCCTATTAAGTATCTGCAACCGCTGATCTTTTTCTGCTTGTGGAAGTGATTGCCATTCCGCAGTGGTTAGCTGCTCAGTAGGCACGTTTTTCAATTGCTCAAGTGGGCGCGGTTTGACAACAGGCGCAGCAGCGGGAGCAGCAGGAGAGACAGTGGAGCGAGCACTAGTAACGGTCTTAGCAGGAGCCGCAGGGGCAGCAGGAGCGGTGGAAGTCGCAGAAGTCGCAGAAGTCGCAGAAGTCGCGGGAGCCGCAGGAGGCACTTCAGCCACCGGTGGAGCAACCCAAGCGCCAAGCTGAAACTGTGGTACCTCCACAGGTGTGGTATTATTGAGCGCCACTTGATTCAGACGCTCCCATCGGTTCAACTCAGCAGTCCGCAGTTCTTGCTCGCGGGCAAGCCGTTGTGCATTTTCCTCTTCACGCCAGGCTCGACCGACAACTCCTGCACCAGCAAGCAAATCCCCGAAATCCATGATGTACTCCTTAGCTACTGCGATTTACCGCTAGCTCCATTGCTGTTGCTGCTGTTGCTGCTGTTGCTGACCCTGCGGTTTCTGCGTTTCATAATACCCCGTCAGCGAGCCGAACAACGTTCCAATACTTGCCTGTTTCTTACGAACGCGCTCGGCAGCATCACTGTAGGCATTTCGCAGACTCGTGTAATCAATCATACTAGATGGGAACCCAGTCGGCATCGCATTGATCCCTGCGGTAAGAGTATGCAACCGTCCCTGAACTCCAGTGCCATAGCCTACATCAAAAGCAGTCGCTGCGTCACGAGCAGTTGCCAGATCAAACCGACGGGCCTCAGCTTGACGAACAGGGTCTTCAAGACCACGCAATCCAGCACGTTTAGCACGGGCGTCGGCAATTTGGGCGCGCCGCGCGCTTTGCAAGCCGAAATACTCAGGATCGAAATACCGCGATTCCCCCATAAGCTGCTGCGCTGCCTGCAAACGCTGGTTAAAGAGGTCTTGATTGGTTTGTTGCAGTTTTTGCAATTCCGCTGTCTGTGCGTTCAACAACTGTCGCTCCTCGGGAGAAAGTCCATCTCCTGCAAAAGCAGAACCCGCAAGTTGCCCGGCAGCACGAAGTGTCAGATCAGCCAGTGCTTTTGGATCAGAAAACCTCGCCGCAATCTGGGAAGGAACCTGTTTCAAGGCTTCTACAAATGTCGTAGGCGTAGAAGACGCAGCACCAGCAGTAGAAGATGCAACATTGGCAAAACCTGAACTAGGTACACTCAGTCCAGCCCCCATCATGGGCGGTTTTACCCCAACAGTAGGGAATTCCGTACCCGCAGCAAGACTGTAATCTACTGGTCCAAACGCCGCAGCATCGGACAGACCAGTCGCCAACTCACCACTAAACGCTGAAGGTGAAGTCAAGCCAACACCTCCGCCCATTGTACTCGTGAGACTAGCCGCAGGAGGGCTAATAGAGTAAGAAGCTATCCCATGCCCAGCACCCCCAGAGGCTCCTGCTGCGGTGGCAGCACTCGGTGCGGCCACATATCCGCCAATGCCGCCGCTAAGGCCACCCATCAAGGCGCTTTTTCCTACATTCTCACCAAATATAGCCCCTTTAGCTGCGCCAAGCGTTGCTCCTACAAGAGCGCCGCCAAGCACGCTTCCAGCAGTAGCCGAACCCAACGCTGATCCAATAGCAGCGGAAAGCCCAATCGTCTCAGCAATTACAGGAGCAGCAAAAGGGATAGCGATAGCTGCGGCCACACTAACAACTGCACTAGCGCCCTTACTCATGATTCTCTCCTTGTAAGGTCATCCTAATGTAAGCACAGGATTTATTAAACCCGAAGCGATTCATATATAACTTCGCGCGGCGTTCGGGCACATACGCATCAAGAAACTCTACGCCGTTAGCTTTGAGCCAGTCAAGAATAGTGCGCCAGTACGCTGCTTTGAATTTCATCAGATTCCGCCCCGCCAGTGCCATGATGTCTGCGCCTTTATGACCATTCGTGACGTTGAACTGAATACACAGAACACAAGCTGGCTCGCCGTTTTCAAATCCTACAAACACTGCTACCATTCCAACAACAGCCAAAACATAGATGTCTTTAGCATCCATCTCATCCTTGGCGATTTCGTTACCCTTACATGCTGCCTCAAAATAAGGTTCCAAAACCGGCCACAATTCAGTAACCCGTTCAGGGGTCAGCATTTCGATAGACAGAGTGCTCATAGCCTATGTTTCAAGCTCCTGCCATTGTAGGCGAACCACCTTGCAACATGTTTTGCCCACCAATGTCGGCCTGTACAGCTCGTGCAGCGAGAAGCAACACAAAGACCAATCCTGGGTCATACTGCTCCGGCAAATCCTGCTCAGTGGCGAGACCTTGTTGAATAGCGAAGCGCCGTACATAGGGATATAGTTCAGGATTCTGCGCTGCAACAGTAGCAAGCTGGATGATCATATTCAGCTCTTGAGGAGTCAGCTCACCAGTTTGCATTAGTTCCATAATTGCAGCACGAAGCTGGGCAAGCTGCTGCGGATGCTGAGTAACAAATTGATTGAGGTGCATTTCTAGCATTTGGGGCGTTAGCCCACCATGCGGCATCTGCCCTTGCGGAGCAAGCCCAGCACCCGTCTGCCCGAGCATATTCCCCATACTCAAACCAGGATTACCCAGATTTTTCATGATCACCCCTTCAGTTGGTTGATCAACGCATTCAACGTTGCTCGTAAATTAGCCACGTCGTTTGCCAATTGCTGGACATCCAAGATCAACTTGCTATAGTCGTCGATACTTGGTACAGCCACCCCACTGATTATATATCCAGTACCTTCTGCCGTCACTCTCACCATCGTCTGGGGAGGCGGATTAGCTACCGTAAGTTGTCCTTTAAGGATAGCACGAGCAGAATCATCCGAGCCACGGGCACCTGTCAAGAGCTCAATGTTCTCCTTCATGGCAGTTAACAAGCTAAACTGCCAGTCAGTTATCCCTCCTTGAGGGATGCTAGGAATCGCCGCAAAACGTGCGCCACGTGTTGCCATCAAATTTCCCCTAATCCTAAAGGTGTTTCGGCAAGGTGAATAGCGCGAATGCGAATGCTACTTTCTACCTCTACCTCAAAAGTATCACTACGATACCCCGTAGGAAGCCGGAAAATTTCAGGGGTATACACCGTCACCTCAAACAGAAGCTGCTTATCAACCCACAACCGAAATGTTACGCCATCTTCCCCATTATAGTCTGCAATGATACGAGCCGCTCCCAAATTGACTATATCTTTGGTAATGAGGACTTTCGATTTCCACCTCTGGGTCATAGGCGGCTGGTTCGTATCATTCCACTTATAAACATCCCCATTGGTACCCGCTACATAATATACAGCACCATCGATTGGGTCATACCACGGAGCAGAGAAGCTATTATCTAGATCGACAAAGAACCCGCCAGTCTTAGCATCTTGCTCAAAAACAAATGCGCCAGTCGAGTGGGATGCGAAATAGCTACCACCATAATACTCGGCAACTACTGTAGACGGGTCAATGTGGGCTCGCCATGTGTCGTAGTTATACAGCAACTTAGTAACGAGAGCAGGTCCACTAGCTGGTGAATATACTGCTAGTCCATCATGAGTCGAATACACAGCCCCATAATCCATCGTCACGAGGCTGCTTTTACTTAGGCACGGAATATGCGCGTCAATCCGTGCAACAGACATCCTATTAGCAGGGTCAGCTCCTGATACAAGATATGGATACGAGTCTGTTACCACCAACGCGGAACCACCGACTGCCGCAATACCCACAATATTGTGCTCAAGATGCACTGCATAAGAAGCAGGCCAAGCATGGGGGCGTCCAGGCTCAGAAAAATACAACGTGTTACCGACAAACCCACACAAGATATTGTTCTGGATCACTGTCAATCCTTGGAGGTCTTTCGGCGGCGGGTCGTAGTTATCCGATCCAAGAACATCAAGCAGAACCCGTGAATCGAAGTCATCGATAAAAACGTACCCATCAACTGTTACGTTACCAGATGTAGTAGCAGCAGCTTCCGCAGTAACCGTAAAAGTATTTGTCGTAACGCTGTCAATTGTGTAAACACCATTCACGGCCGAGCCAGAAGTGAACTTCAAATATACTTTTGAACCTGCGGTAAGATTATGGCTCGGGATCGTGATAGTAATCGTCGTACCAGTCTGACTATAAGTACCAGTTAACGTGTACCCCCAATAACGCTGAGGAGTCGTGGGCGGGTTTTCAGAAATGTCATGATAGACGTAACCACCAGTAACAGTAGTCTGCGGAACACTACCAAGTGGAGATTGACTGAACTTGAACGTGTAATCATCGACGACATCAGTTACTGTACCAGGAACGTTAAACGAAGCAGCTACCCCTGTGAGCCCCGCAATAAGAAACCGGTCATCTACGTTCAAATTATGAGGGTAGAGCGTAGTAATCGTGGAAACAGAAGACGAATCCCGTTCGACTTTTGTGATCTCTATAGGAAACCACAAAGTATCCAACAAGAAATAGTCAGACCCAGCCGCTGACGCCACGGTGCGATACAACCGTACCCCACGAACGAAGTTATTCCCAGCAGGTTTGGTTGTCGGAAGATTGGAAACGGCTACAGTAATACCTTCTTTGATATATAAATCGTCAGAAGGCTTCGACGCAATAGACTCCTCATCCCACGGTGTGTACCATGTAAACACATACGACCGCGCTTGCGGGAGACCGGCCAACTCAACCATCCCCACTGAACTCGGCGTAGTGGCAATAGCCGGACCAGGACTGAAATACGTGAAAGTAGTGCTATCTATTACCGTACACTCGACATTGAAAGCGTTCAGATTCCGAATATCCCAGCGAACATTACCACTAGTAGTTTGAGACACCGATGTAATAACGTCAAACGTATTAGTGGTAACATTAGATATTACATAGGTCCCATCTGGAGCAGAACCAGACGTGAAATCCAATGTAACTTGCGCGCCGTCCGATAGACCATGATTATTGATTGTAACAGTAATAGTCGTCCCAGACTGGCTATATGTGCCATTAACGTAAGTGAACCCTGACACTGACACATAATTACCAGTTCGCAACCCGTGTGGTTTGCTAGTCACAATCGTTACAACATTGAAATTGTCGCGGGCGTAGCTTACGGTGGTTTTCGTGGTGAACTTAACCGCAGTCGTGGTCAATTTTGCGCTATTCTCAGGAATAGGCAACCCGAGATCATAGTACCCTACAGGATAAGGCGGAGCGCCAGAGGTGGCTAATTTGTAGTTACTGACTTTAGGAGCACCATCCCCTGTGTAATAAAACCGTTGTTCTTTCTTGTCAGTCTTGGACGCAACCACTATATCCACATCTGTCGCCCATGAAAGCCATTTCTTCGCCCCCGTATCAGGATCACGAAGCGCGAATAGCGTCTTAATAGGACCGGTACGACCAGTGTTCCCAACAACGACAGGTTGCGGATATGGAATCAAATCCCCCGAATACAACTTGCAATTCTTCGCAACCTGCCCAGCCGTAGCAGGAAGTAGCTCAGGCGAGATTTTCGGCGCGATGCCGAGGAACCCAACAATCTTTATACTAGCCATAGCTACACTATCCTAAATACCATTTCGCCACCTTACCACTATCAAGCATCTACCCTATTTTCCACAGTGAGCTCAATAGCGATAGTAGGCTTATAGTTGGTATTTGACACATCCACATTACAAGTAATGCGATATTTGACCCCAGCCGGAAGAGGACGAAACCACTGCGTAATCAGCAAACCAGAAACTACAGGGGCACCATAAAGCCGACTGGCGGGATCGTCATCGACCCCACTCACAACACTAATGCCAATCCGCTGCCCAGTGATAATCGCGGACGGGTAGCTTTTCAAAAGCCCAGAAAAATCAAACTCCAGAGGGACAATTTCTGTCGGATCGACGACTGGTAACATCATCTACTCCCAATATATCGACGACGCAATGGTTTGACCCGCCATGACCGGGATGGCTTTGCTGCATACCGACGAGCATGTGGACGAATAGACCATCTGTAATCAATGGCTGCCGTACCACCATCAAGCATACCACTAGCAACAGCAAATGAAAGTGCATCCCCGGAAAGCGTGATCTGCGTAGTCAAAGTGCTAGACGCAAGCGCCGCAGCCAACGCTGCACCAGATATTGTAGTAGAGATTGTCAGATTTCCAGTTGCTGCTGAAACCGAAGCAGCCACGCCAGACAGCTTGATCAGCGTAGTCAGGCCGCCGTCTGCCGTCGCATAGGCGCGTGCATCCCCGACAAGCGGGATGGCGGTCACGAGCGAGCCGCTGGCAGATGTCTGAGCTTGCGCCGATCCGGACAATCCCGCACCTGGAGCGGTGAGCGCGCCGGACGCCATCGCGGCTGCAATCGCCTGGCCGGACAGCGTGATCTGCGTGGTGATGCTACCCACCGCAGCAGCAACAGCCTTGGCATCGCCAGATAACGGGATACCGGTGTACAGCCCAGCCGAGGCTATGGCCTGGGCGAGCGCGGAGCCGGATAGAACGATCTGGGTGATAAGGTCGCCTGTTGCAGTCGCGGTGGCCGTCGCGTCCCCGGACAGTTTGATGGCAGTCGAGAGCGCACCCGATGTCGTAGCAATTGACGCCGCCGCGCCGACGAGCGGAATGGCGGTGGTGAGGGATGCAGAGGCTGACGCGGCAGCATAAGCAGCGCCATTAAGGGCAGCAGCACCACCGCCTCCTCCAACATCGAAATACAGAACGCGGCGGGCGGGCCTGAAGATTCGCCACGGGTTTATGGACAGAGCCTGTGCATACGCATTCGGATCACCTCGCGGATAGAATAGCGCGGCTAGCGACAGCTCGGCCGAAAGACCCGCTACATCTCGGGACGACCCAATTTTGACCTGACCCTGACCAGGAACGTATGCCGGTGCGCCAGATAGCGTAGCCGAACGTATTAGTACGCCGTCTCTGTAGAGCGCTAACCGGCCGTTATGATATACACCAACGAGTGTATGCGGAAGGTTATCCAGCAGGTCATTTACCGTACCGAGATCAACATAACTGGAATCATTCGCATGATAAACGCGCAGCCTGTCATTGGACGACTCTCGTTGCCACGCCCAGCCATGCCCTGTACCATTGTCCGCCGTGCGGCTGAAAAACCCGGCCCACGTGGCTAGCCCAGAAAAACGACCGCGCAGTACCCACATGTAAGAACCGGGCGCGCCAGCCGTCGGGTCTAGAAAAAAATCTGCCGCTGCTGTCAGCTTCCTCGTATTCCCCAGGCTGCTGCCGCTAGTTGACCGAGTGCCACTGCCGCCAGTGACCAGCAATTTACCGGCTATATCTTGCCAACCTTGTGCCGCTGGTAACAAGGCGGCATGCAGACCATTAGCGCGCGCCTCTGCGGAGATTTCGAGCAACCCTGTCGGCTGCTCTTGGAACCCCTTTGACAGTACCAGATTAGCCACCATTTAGACCTTCGGGCCTACCGTGCGCGGGGTGACTTTGAGTGTCCAGCCTGCATTGACGGTTTGGCCAGTGCCGTTATTGTGGAGGAAGTAATAGGCTACGGTCGGAACATTGCTGGCGACCACTTTGAGATATTGCGTAGTCGTAACGTTATTGACCACGAAACTGCCGATGTAACGCGGCTTGTAGGTCGTCGTTGGGTCGGCAGCGTCATTGGTGCCGTCGATGTCCTGCTCGGCGGCATACAGATCGATGGTGGTATTGACCGTCGGCGCTGTCGAGAACGTGCAGGCAAGAACGAATTCCGCGTCCGGCGCGTTGTCGCCGTCCGCGATGATGCTGTACGTTGCATCATCCGCTTTCACGATGGTGTTGTTGGCGATGCTGGCTCCATTGGCTTCGAGCGTCTTCGTCGTGCCAAATTTGACAATCATGTCATTGGTTGTGATCGGCATATCAGACCCCCATCCGACCCAATGCGCGGGCCACATCAAGATTTGTTACGGTACCAAACACTGGCTCCTGGGTCGTGGCCATCTCCAGAAGTTCGTTTACCTGCTCTGGCGTGATCGCCCCAGCTTGCACCCACGCTTGCAGCATGGCTTGATTGACAGGATCGGCAAAATCAATCGCATCAGCCACCCCACCAAGCAGGAAGTCCTGCACCGTCAGCGCCACTGAGCGAAGCGGCGAAGCCGGATTAGCTGCGTGGTCTGCGATGACCGCCCGCAGACCAGTGATCCCACACCACATCGAAAACCGCGCCCGCGACAACTTGCCTACTACTGGCTTCGTAATGGCGTTGAGCGCGTCGGCAATCTGCTGGTCGTTGCCGTTGGCGATCCAGTCGGCATAGGCCGGATTGCTTGTGATCTCAGCGGCCAGCGCTGCAAGTTCTTCGTCTGTCATGATCACTCCACTGTGCTATTGACGATCGGCATTTTGCTCTTCCTCAATGGCGCGAATGCGCGCGAAATACTCCGCCGCAGTCTCACAGTGACGAGGCTGTATCAGGTCAAGCAACCTGCACCCCCAGTAGTAAAGCCACACCTTGGTGCGGCTACGTCCCCACCGAGCGCTGATGGTCTCTCCACGCTCTCCACCAAACAGCCCATTGATGGCGATGTCGAGACCAATGAGAAAGTTCAATATCGGTCTCATCGTTTACCTCCATCATAACGTTTCGCCATCCCAGCATCGACCATCATCTGGTTGACACTGGTGGCATCACCAGGCAAAAACACCTCGGCAAGATAGCGGCCAAACTTCTCGCGGCGATCCTTCTGCGTCTTGATGATGATTTCCGTGCCTGCGTGCAGTCTGTCCGCAAGCCAGCGCGAGGCCGCTTTCCCGGCCTCCGTGCTCATTTCCGGCGCATCGATGCCAGCCAGACGCAAACGCATATCCACGCCCACATCGAAGCCCAAGTCCACACGGCAATCGATGGTATCGCCATCGACGACACGGATCACCGTAGCGCGGTACTCGTACATCAGTTGTCGTCCTGGAAGGTAAGCGCCCCAGGCGCGAAGCTCGGCGCAGCGTCCCCGTTATTGATGGTCTTCGGCGTGGTCAAGTTGCCGTAGATCAAGAGATTGCCGCCGGTCGCCGCGTCGAACAAACCGAAGGCCGTCACCGTGCCCCAGTTCGCCGTCGGAGCGGGGAAGGTGATGGCGACGTTGTTGCTCGTCGTCCCGCTCGATCCGGTGGACGCTGTGGTACTACCCGCGCCCTGCGTACCCGCCCAGTTGGCAAGCGTGCAGGCGACAGCCACACGGGCGTAAGAGCCGCCGGACACTTCAACGCCACCACCGGCGTCGGTGGGAGCAGTCGTGAACAGCCCAACGTACACCGTCGAGGGCGGGGTGAACGCCTGGCCGCGCAGCAGCCAGTCGATGATCTTGTTTTCCAGATAGTCAGTCATTGCGGCCATTTGCGTCTCCTTTCATAGTCAGTTGCTGATAGGCTCTCACTACTTGCTGGCATCGCCCGAGCTGGGCGACGACTTCATCGGCTTCGCTGGCGAGGGCGACAAGAAATTCAGCAGTCGATTCAGAAAGTTCGCCTTTCTCTCCTGCATCACATCCGCAGGAGGCTGGGGCGGTTCCGGGCATGGGGTGCGCATCAATGTAGGGGGACCAGGGGTCGCGCAGGACGACAGTGCGAGCGCGCAGATCAGCGATAACGCGGTCTTTCTCGGTACGCACATGGGAAATCTCCTTTTGGTAAGCATCGGAGGCCGCCACCATAGCGGCCTGGGCATTGTGCTCCATCGCGCGGATGGTCTCGTGCGCCTGTGTCAATGCCTGGTCGGCAGCGGCCATCGCCTGAAGTTCGCGCGCCTGCCAGTAGGCGCGTTCTGCTTTCTGCCCGGCACGATAAGCACCGATAACCACCGCCGCCATCAACGCCGCAACAGCTACCGCGCCGAACAGATACATCTGAACAATGCCACGTTGTTTCATGGTGCCGTCTCCACAAACTCCGCGATACGTGCCATCCATCCCTTTGCGAACTCCGCATTAGCCGGGCGCACGGTGATCACCTCGCCAAGATAACGGATGCGTTCGGCCAGCATCTTGCGGTATAGCCAGGAAAGATTAGCATCCTGCACTGCGGCAAATGTTTCCTGTCCCAAAACACCATCCACGAGAATCCCACCAAGCGCTTTTTGTAGAAGTCGCACGGCAGTTTTGACCCCGCTATGCACGGCGGTGTCCACCACAAGACCACGCAACGGCTCCGGCAAACTGGCGAAACCTGGCTTATCGATATAGAGCGTCCGGTAAATGCGTCGTGCTTCTTCGACGGTCAGCTCCTCCACATCCTTTGCCGTGACCGGACGGGCACGCCAGACCGATAGGGTCGCCTGCGTGATGCCGTATTTCGTCGGCCCGCCACGATCCGCAGGGCGGTCCCCATAACCACCCTCACGGCGGATGATGTCGTCGATGATGTCGTCAACGGTCATTTACCCTTGTCCTCCAGCGGCTGGGTGGTGATCCAGCGCAGGAAGCTGATCACGCCATAAAGCACCACCCCAGCCACAGCGTAGTCGTCAGCCGTCAGCTTGATTTGCAGCAGCCTCTCGATCTGCGGCGTCGCACCCACCAGCACACCTAACAATGCCCCAGCCCAATGGGTGCGGCTGCGCCAGAGGCCGCGCAATTTGCGTCTGAATTCAATCCCCATCAATTGGCACCTCGTAAAAAGCGTTGCATTCCCTCACGTTCGGAAATCCAGGTATGCCAAACTCACAATGCGGCGGGATAAGCACGTGACCGGTCTTGGCATCGATTTCGACTACCAAGTCCACGTCCGTTGCCGTATTGTGAATGCAGCGCTCGCAGAGGATCATTTTACCGCCGCCTTTGGTACATACAAATCGCGCCGCATATCCACCAAGTCCTGACGAACCTGTGCCAACTCGTGTTTGATGGCCGTTATCTGTTCGCTCTGCTTGGCATCGCTAACGTAAAAGCCAACCATCGCCACAACGATGCCTGGCAATGATTGTTCAATCAACCTTGTGATATATGGCCGACTGCTCTGATCAGACATCATCAGGCCAAGATAAGGCACATATTTGTGGATGTCGTGCCAATCCATGATTTAATGCTCCTCTGCGCCAATATTTACCAGCAGCCCACCCTTTTGTTTGTCCGCTATTTCAACTCATTACCATTTAGTTCTCTCCTATCTGACAACTCGTCATCACAAATTACTCCACTACGACGTAATCTCAATTCTTCATCTAATGCTTCCGGTGAAAGTAGACTACCTCCAGAAGCCAAATAACTACGCCTCAATTCTAGAAGCATTTTTCCAAGTTTTGTTTTTGGATGAAAATCAAACACCAGCGTCACCTAAAAATACTGACATAGTTAACTGGCCAATCTCCAAGCACACCACTTGTTGTGTATGTTCTGATTCTAACACTACTTGCAGTTATGCCTCCTTGAACAACTGTAATGATGGAAATATATCCATCCGACGTTCTTTGATTCGACATTCCAGACACACAATAATTACTATCTTGAAGCGCAGTTGTAAAATTAATCGTAAAATCTCCAGTTCCGTTTTTTATTACACTACTTACATTTCCACTTGCTCGGATTGTTGGCGGCGATGTCGTCCCATCGAAATTCACCCACGCTCGACATGCGTATACGGGGGCAGAACCACTCGCATTAAACGCATCCCTTACACGGACAGGCGTCATCATTTTAGTATTGTCCGTTCCTCCCTGCGCTTCTACTGTAGAAGCAATAGGTAGCCCAGACCATGTTCTATCTCCTCTTAGAAACACTGTGCTATCCGCCACGCCATTACCGAGCGCTGACGTTTGAATATTCGACGTAGACGTACCAGTAAGATTAGTAGCATTCGTCGCATTAGTGGCATTCGTAGCATTCGTAGCATTTGTCGCATTCGTAGCAGTCGTCGCAACTCCAAACGTACCATCGCCGCGAAGTACCTGGTTTACATCATTCGGGGGTGTTGGCACTAAGCCACCATTTGTGGCGGTCATAGTAGGTATTACAGCCCACGCTCGATCTCCCCGCAAATACTTAGTTGCATCTGCTACACCAGTACCGAGGGCGGAGGTTTGAATATTTGAAGTTGATGTACCAATAAGATTAGTCGCATTCGTAGCGTTCGTCGCATTCGTAGCATTCGTCGCATTTATAGCATTCGCTACAGTGCCAGTGCTGGCAAAATCGCTCAGTGCAGCAGCAATCCTATCCTCTACGCTTGCAACAGTAATCCGAAGTTCGACACGCGACCCAGCAGGAAAAGACTGTGGTGATGTCCCTTCTGCACCACGCTGAGCAGTCAATATATCACCACTGCGGGCGATGACTTTAATAATCTCTTGAACCCCAGCAGGGCTAATTAGCGTGGCGTAAAAATAATCCCCAACACCTAGCGCGGGAAAGAAATCCCCTTCCCCATTCTGAAGAACTATGTTCGTATCAGTTGCGCTAATGGATGCGCTAAGATACCCAAAAGCATTGTTTTTGAGCTTGATAGGCATTAGCGGCTCCTCATAACCTGCATTTGCAGCAATTTAATTCTGCCACTTCAGGGGCGGCAACTCAGCTTCTAGCTCTTCCCACGTAGGAATTGGACGTTCTCCAGCTTGCACGGCGTTCAGAATCTCATAGCACTTTGCCCATGTTTCATCTCGCACCTGCACGCAATATTGCCCTTCGACGGCGAACTTGGGATTCGTGCTCGTGGCGTAAGTGCAGGCCGAAAGGATTCCATCGTAGCCACGGGTGCGGGCGAAGGCGTCAAGACGCGCTTGGACTTTTGCCGTAAACTCGGCGACGATTTCCTCCTGCGTTTTGGGCGGAGGCGGCGGGTTGACGAACGTCGTCCCATCCCACGTCGCGCCAAGCTGCACCCACTCCGGCGCTTCGACAAGCGTGTAAAGTTCACCGTAGCAATCGAGAGAAGGGACTTCCCACAAATCGGCTACGACGCCATTTTCAATTCGCGCTGCTCTCATCACATAAACTCCCAAATTTCGATAAATCCGGCACCGCCAGCGCCACCGCTATAACCAGTTGAATATTGGGCATTTCCATCGCCACCGCCTCCACCTCCACCAGTCGTGCCAGCTCCTCCTGCGGCTAATGTGTTGAATTTGCCACCGCTACCAAATAATGAATTGCCGCCGTTCGAGCCAGATGCGCTATCACCACGCACGTTAACAGTTCCTCCGCTGCCGCTGCCGCCAGCACCAGCAGAGGATGTATAATTGAAGGCGCCATATCCACCAATACCGCCTCCGGCTGTTATACCGGCAATCGTCGTCGCTCCACCATTACCTCCGTTTCCGTTAGGACCTCCAGCAGACCCGCCAGCCCCAACAGTATATGAGTAAGACGCTGCCGGGTTAGTGATAAACACATCAGCATACCCTCCACCACCACCGCCACCGCCCTGTGCGTTTTGCCATGAATTGCCATCAAAATAATACCACCCACCGCCACCACCACCGCCGCCACCAACCGCTCGAATCAGCAGTCTCGTTACATTTGCTGGTTTGTTATACGTTCCGCTACCGGGTGTCATAATGCGGACAATGTTAACGACACCACTAATGGACGGGATAGCGGCCCACGTCCTATCCCCTCTCAAGAACGTCGTGCTATCCGCCGTCCCGCTGCCGAGGGCTGAGGTAGGGATGTTGGAGGTCGAAGTGCCGGTGAGGTTCGTCGCATTCGTGGCATTCGTCGCGTTGGTCGCAACCCCAAACGTACCATCGCCACGAAGTACCTGGTTTACATCATTCGGTGGTGTTGGCACTAAGCCACCACTTGTGGCAGTCATAGTGGCCGCAGAGGGTACTGTAGCCCACGTTCGATCCCCACGCAGATACGTAGTTGCATTTGCTGTACCACTACCAAGGGCAGAAGTTTGAATATTAGAAGTCGAAGTACCGGTAAGATTCGTTGCATTTACTGCATTCGTCGCGTTCGTGGCATTCGTGACATTCACCGCATTTACCGCGTTCACCGCGTTCGTAGCATTTATAGCATTCGCTACAGTACCAGTGCTAGCGAACTCATTCAGCGCGGCATCGATGCTTTCTTCTACGCTCGCAGCAGTAATACGCAACTCAATGCGCGACCCGGCAGGAAAAGACTGTGGTGCTGTACCTTCTGCGCCGCGCTGGGCGGTCAATACATCCCCAACACGAGCGGTAACCTTAACAATCTCAATAGCACCCGAAGTATTGATCAATGTAGCGTAGAAATAATCACCAGTACCAAGTGCTGGAAACCGCGCCCCATGACCATTCTGAAGAACAATAGCCGTATCAGAAGGGCCAATAGAAACATTAAGGTACCCAAAAGCGTTATTCTTGAGCTTGATAGGCATGATCAAACCCCAAAAGGCTGCATCCGCACCCGCATCATACCGCGCACGTTACCAAGATTAGCCCGCGCTCGGCGCTCGGCTGTCTGAAACACATACTGTTTGGCATGGTACGCAGCAAGCTCACGATCTGTCCAAGGTTGACCAGGAAGCACTAGAAGATGTTGCAACGTTCCGTGCATAATGACTTCTTCCAGCTCATCGAAGATTGCGCTATCCATCCCAGAAGCATTGTGCTTAGGTTTAAGCGCCAAGAACATCCGGCACCGATACACGCATTTATCATCCGGTAGTGGGAGAATGATATATTTGTCAGGGCTGATCTGAGTAATGATTTGAGGAGTACCACTCTTAGCCAAAGCTGAATCTGGTAATTCAATAGCACCACCATCATTGAACTGAGCCCCATCATACACAGGTGCATTGAAAGTTCCAGATGGCGGGGACATACCCCATACTACAAACGGATTCTCGCCACTGTAGAGATCGGCCCATTGCGGGTATAGCTCAATAGCTTTCTCCAACGTGAGCCGTTTCAACGGGCGATCATTAACAAGCATCTCAAATACTGCGTGGACATCAGTATTCTCAGGCTTGTTGTAGAAATACTCGTGAACACCGGGTGACAGATTGAACAGCGGTGGCTGGTACCGCCAATACAGTGTGCGCTCGCAAGTACGGATCGCAGCGTCACGAATATACTGCACAATGGTTGGATGCGGGCAACCAGGCACAGAAGCCTGTACACGCGGAACAAGTGATTCAAAAGAACGGTCAGGCATCAGACCACCTGTTTAGGATCAAGCCCCGCAGAAGGCGTATCAGTGACCACGCGGGATTGCAAGCTAACCCCCAACCCCTGAAGGAATGCCTCTTGAAACAATTTCGCCCGCCCCGAGTTCACATGCTCATTGTCAATAGACTCTGCCAGAAACACAGTTCCATCTACAACAACAGGAAAATAAGCGTCAGGCGGGTTTATGATTTCATCGTCGAGTGCGTAATCAGGCGGAGTCTGCACATACTCACCAACAAGCACCACTCCAGCAACAGGGCGCGGGTACACGAAAAACTTGTTGGGGTTATGCACATGACGCATGAAATTCACTGGCTGTCCTGCTGGCGCATTCTGCCAATCCGGTACAGTACGATCCAGCGTCTGCCTATTCACTTCGGTGATAGCGTTACCACCTTTGACCTGAAATATATCGACAAGCCGCATGGAGTCAGCAGGACAGCTCTGTAGCACACTTCCTGGCGTAGTATTGAAATCTGCTACTACCGCAAACAGATCAGGACGAAGCATCGCCATCCGCTTGAGCGTCTGGTTAACAAAACCCAGCAGCATCGGATTGCTATAGCGATGTGGTGCTATAGTATCTTGAATCAACTGCCGAACTTCGTCGATGACTTCGCTTGGCTTCATCAAGGCATCCCTCGCGCAGCTTCCTCGGCCAATTCAGGAGGAGTGTATGGAGGAGACTCAGGAATATTCTCAGTAGTCAAATCCAACGTACTCTTCTTACGAGCCCCCTTAGTCTTCTTGAACTCCTCAACCCGCTCTTTGGCATGCGCAGGAATAAATCGCTCTGGAAAGGCAACTTCTTCAGTAACCACTTCGCAGCCAGGGTTCTTTGCCAGAATCTCGTTGTAGTCGTAAATGAAACCGTCTTTCTTAACACGGATATACAACTTACTCATACATCACCTCTTCGAGAAACGGGGGCCGAAGCCCCCGTCTTGCTTACGCATTGAGGTTGACCAACTCTGCCACAACACGAACCACAGCAGTAGAAGGAACGGCCGTGCCAATCGTGATGGTAATAGCGCTGGGGGTAGCATACACTTTCCCACCACTCAACGCCGGAGAGAAAGCGCCACCAGAGAGAGTGGGCACGCCACCAAAAATACCAGCGGTCGCCACAGACTGCGCAGCCAGGTAACCGGACGGAGAGGCACTATCACCGATAGCAATCGTGCCAGATGCAGCAGTAGTGGTAACCACCAGAGCCACATTACGCACAATAGTACCAGCCGGGATAGGCAGAACCTCAAGCACATCACCAGCAGCCAAAGCAGGCGCGCCAGCAGCAGCACGCGCAGCAATGATCTTGGGAAAATCGAGCGTGACACCTACAACACTCGAACGATGAACACCGTCCGCAGAAATAGCGGCAGAGCCTTTGTTGAAACCCAGCGAATCAGTATACGTAGCCATTTCGGACTCCTTTCAACTGTAAACTGAAAAGGGGGCCGAAGCCCCCATCCATTAGGGCATGGTAATCACCGCAGTCGCCAGGGCCTCAGGCTTGACGACCTTGTAGCCGTAGACTTGCAGCCCACGCACGATGCTACCAAAGGTGGTCTCACTGCGGATGGTCTCCATGTTCGTCATCTGCGACGCGAACGTCAGACCCATCTTGTGCCCCGCAATGATGTTGTACTTGGTACCCGAACCAGTGCCGGAACGGGACAGATTGTGGCTCACATACACCGTGAAGCGATCAATCATACCAAGCCGACCATTGCGCAAGATGGACGTGCTATCACCAGACAGCGACGCATCCTTCAGATCGGATTTCTTGATCAAACCAGCCATCTTGGCAGGAATGACCACAAACCGATCTTGCTCAGGGGCGTTGGCCTCATCCAGCACAGTACCCAGATCAACCAGCAAGTCGATGACGTTCGTAGATGTCACAGACACCGGAGAAGCAGTGGTGCCGAGGTTGAACGACCCAGAGATGCGACCCGCAGTAGCGCCCTTATTGGTAGAAGCAATATCAGGGAGAATGTCCGTCAACACACGGGTATCAATCTTGATCTTCATCCGCTCAGAAGCGTCTTTCGACCAAGCGTCCATCAGGTTGATGTCGGACTGGATTTTATCCACATCGTCTTCGACGCAGGCAAAGTATTCGCCTTTGTCGATCACGAGCTGGATTTTGGGCTTTTCCGGGCTTTCCACGGTCAGGGTTTGCCCCTTCACGTAGTCACGAATGGTGATCTCCGGCGTAGTGCGGATATTCACAGTATCGCCGAACTGACGGATTTCACCTTCATAGTCAGTGTTCGAGATCGCTGCGAGCACGGTAGCGTCGTAGAAATTCTCGATCAGCTTACCAGCCCAAATCTCGGGAATGAAATTGCCGCTATAATTCGGGCGGCCAGGCGAGACAGCATAAGCCATGATGTAACTCCTCTAATCAAGCAGTGAACTGGATGCGATTCTCTCGCTGAGCAGCGAAAATATCGCGTTCGATACGATCACGCTCCTGTTCCCGGCCTTTATACTTCCCAGCGCGGACATCATTAAAGAACTTAGCAATGTCCGCCGGGGTATATATCTTGGCTTTGTTCGCAACAGCAGGGGTCCCGGACCCTCTCGAACGCCCAGGAGCAATCTGCTTCGCCAACTCGGAATTAGCAGCGCGACCAGTGGATTGAGCAACAGTGGCTTGTCCAGTAATCTCAAGCCAAGCGCGGAAGATATTGATTACACGGCGCGCATCGAGGTTACGCTGCGCATCTTCAAGGTATGTCTGGCGGGTAATACCCGTCAGCGGATCGGCCTCCAATAGCCAAGCCTGAAACGCCTCATTCTCGTTGATCTCACGGAAATTCGGTATGGCTGCGGCCAGGTCGGCCCAGAACTGCTGCTCTGCACTCATCTGCTGGCGCTGTGCGATAGTCTGCACTTGCGGAACGATGTTGGTCTGCATTTGACGCAACACAGTCTCAATCTGTGCAATCCGCTGCGCCAACGGTGCCAACTCTTCACGAGACACCCTACGCATCACATCCAGCGACTCACCGTATTCCTCAACATCCTTCTCGGTAATAAGTTTATCAACGACAGGTTGTTGAGCTGCGGCAGGCGCTGATTGCTGCGCAGACAGCGTTGCGAGCAACTGTTCCAATTGCTGTACACGCTGAGCCAATTCACGATTCTGCTGATGCAGCCGTGGGACTTCAGCGTTATACATACCTTGCAATGTCCGGTATTTTTGAAGAAGAGTCTCTTCCGACGCATTGTCATCGCCCGACTTATGCTCACTCGCGGGCGACGGAGCAGCATTATTCTCCGCAGAAGTCTCGTCGGCAGCATTCTGGGTATCTACAGCCTCAACGGGCGTATCGGTACCATTGGCGGGAGTTTCCTCCGCGCCTGTGTTTTCGTCCGCCGCATTGAGTTGTTTATACAACTCTTGAACTGCCTCGGTCTGCTTACGAATTTGCTCTGGAAGTGCCATGTTGAACGCTCCTATCGGTATGCGTGATTAGACGGCGAGTCACATCATGACTTTGCCGCTGTAACAGAGGCTTTTTTAGCGAACTCAATGAGTTCAGTCAACATCTGGCAGCGCCCCTGGAAAACTGCCGGATTCTCTACTGCGTATGGAAGCCGCTTCATCTCATGCGCAAGCACGCCCTCCATCCAGGTCAAAAGCTCTGGATATTGTCGGACAGCCTGCGCCAATCCTTTGATGATCTGCGGCTCAGGTTTAATCATGCAATCCCCCCAACCGTATTGGCATCTTGCCCACCTTTGGGAGTACCGTCAGGGAATGTGGGCGTACCCTGCGGGGCCTGTGGCTGCGGCTGCGCCTGTGCGGTAAGCGCCATCGCCTTAGCCTGCATGCGGCTCTGAAAATCAGCCTTCTCCCGAGATGGAATAATATCATCCACAGGCATTTGCAATCCTTTCGCCACCTCCCGCAGAATAGTAGCACGCCCTTCTTTCCCAAGAATCTCAAGATCAACGGGATTGGCGGTTGCGTTAAGGAACTCGATACGACGGATATTGACAGTCTCCTTAATCGCAAGATTGATCGCGCCCTTAGCAATGACCTGAACATCCCCTTTAATGGATTCGTCCTCGTCGTAGCGCATATTGTATATAAACTGCCGCTCGACAATGGGTCTAACTATATCGGCATCAATGTGCATGACCACCTGCCGGAGACCCTTACCAGCCGCACCCATGAGCATGGACAAACCAGACGCCGTGCGCCCGGCCCCCTGCACATTGAGATCACCGTAGACATAGGCCGGAATACCAGAATGCTCATCAGCCAGACGGCTAAACGTCTCATACACGGCCATCAACTCATGGGCGCGGGAATCAGGCTGTGTGAACCGGATAGCTGGTGCGCTTGACCCCACAGGATCATTGACAGTTTGCCAAATCTTCCACGGTACAAGAGTAGTGATGTCTTCATTAGGCGGGAGGCGTTCGATGTTCACCTCGACCTGTGGGCCAGAGGAGATACCCATGTTATTCACGAGCGCCCGTGCCGCTGCATTGCACACACTCTGCAAATCCGCAATGATCTCTGGAATACCCTTACCCCAGAACGCACCAGGGCACTTAATGAACGAAGTTTTGACGTAGGGCTTCTTACCAAGGGGGTCGTAATTCAATACCGCCTTGATGACATAGTTCCCCACCAACCAGACATTGGCATCATATTCACGGGCAGGATCGGGGACTTCTTCCTCTGACAATCCCCACTCAATCAACATCTTCCCACTAACCTTACCCCAGAACTCCAGAACGTCGAACTCAGCCGTCGGGCGCATGTGAGAATAGTATCGTCGCTCTCCTTCGGCTTTCTGGAGCTCTATGCCATCATTCGCCAGCGAAATACTGCTCTCCTCCTCAAGAACCCGCCTAATGGCATCCTCATCGTAGCCCGGAACACCAATCAAATCCGCCAATTCAGAACGGGTCATACGATGCAGCTCGAAAATATAGCCATCATCGATGTCGCTAATTCCAGGCTCAGGATAGATACGGAACGGGTCAACACGCTCAAATTCAGGAGCCAAACGCTCAATAGGCTCTACAACAGTCCGCCCTGTAGCATCTGTTTTCCAACCCAGCGTCCGCTGACGACGCACAATTGGCCCCTTAATGAAAGCCGCAGGATAGGTGACCAGATCAGAGATAAACTCATTGAACGCAGTCTCCCAACCACCCTCACTAAACTGATCCTGAATTTTGGCCTTCATCCGATCCGCGCGATTCTGAGCCTCCTGCATGAGGGCGAAACGATAATCCTGCGCCACCATCTCCTTGATTTCGTGCATCTCCTCGACAGTAGGAGCCTGGCCGTATTCCTCAACAATCTTCAGAACCCGCTCAGCGAACATCGCCTGTATTTCTTTATCCTGCGCAGGACTCAAATCCGGAATAGGCGTCGCCTGCAAATCCCACGGCGGGGAACCACTGTCAAGCAGAATATCGCGCAGCCAGCTCTCCGCCGCTCGGCATTTAACCTCGGTGATCATCATATAGACCTCCGAACCACCCTGCGCACGGATTTGTTGTAATTTATCTGGCTCGTATTCACCATTGCGCTGCCGCAACGCGGCAAGCATTTTCTCCTCGATTGGCCGCTTAGCAAGCCGCGCAGCATCCCAGCACTGACGCAAATACGCTGCCAACCCGAGAATAACAGGCTGGTTCTGGCGTTCCTGCAAGGCACGTTCAGCCGCCTCTCGCTCTTGTTTGGCGAGATCAGAATTCGACACAACCCGCAAAAAAGTTAGTCCGGCCATATACTTACTATTGCAAATCCCAATTCTTCAGTCAAGTACAAAAAAAGCCCCCGTAGCAGAGCTTACGGGGGCAAACCCTCGGAGGCAAGAGGGAGGAGGAAGAGATGACAATTGAAGCATATCACGTCCAACCCAGTGCTGACAAGTGTTTTATTTCACGCCGCTGACGCAGCATCTGCCCCTCGGCAGCACCACTGATATGGAGCATCAAATACTGAAGCGCTTCAGCTACGTGGGAGTGCTTATTTTTGTCGATCTCACCGTCACCTTTAGGCTTATAGCGATAACCTCCCATCATAGCGGCTTTTAGCTGCGTGCAGCGAGGATCAACGAGAAACGCCGGATCACCATCCACCTGCCGCATGAGATATTCATCCACCGCGTTGATCCGCGCTGACAGGCTATTCGTTTTAGCCGGAATGACTTTTAACCCCTCCGCTTTGATAATATCCACCGCGCTGCGCTCATCCGTCTGCGCCCGCTGCATCCCTGCCGGGTCAGTCACCACCAACACCGGAGCCCCCGGAAAGCGTTCATAGAGCAGAGGCTTAAGCATGGTACGGATGAACCGCTGGATACCCATATCGAACGACACCGCTTCTGCAAAAATCAGCGCCCGCCCGCGCGGGTCCTGCTGCCCAATAACCGCCGCCGGGGTAAGCCCCAAATCCATCCCCACGACAATAGGCCGAACCCCATTGAGAATCGGTCGTAACGGAGAGGAAGCCATGTGGTAATCTGGTCTGAAATACTTATAGACCGGCGTCCCCGCCAAGGATAGCCCATACTCGCCGTCGATATAGACACGGATATACTCCTCCGACCGTCCAGTTGTGTCGTAATACCCTTCCGGCAGGTTCTCGATATTCTCAGCAAAGGGACTCCGCCCCGACGGCTGTTTGAACACCTCCCAACCGTTATCGAGTGGTGACACCCCATCCCTGGGGTCAAGATGCTCCATCTGGTAATACCACCACGTGTCCATCGTCGGCGGGTTAGTGTCTCCCCACATCCCAAACCACGTCGGCCCCCCATCTTTAGCTGACGGATACCGCCCAACACGTTTAGACATGGCGTCTACAATATCAGGGTGAATATCGCGGCACTCGTTGAACCACGCAAAAGTCACTTCCAACGAGTTCAGATTTGCCACGTCATCCGCGTCATCCAGCGCGCGGAACATAATCTCGCACTCCACATCACCCACTTTGAAAAAGTAGGTCTTGGTCGTGCGCATAAACTCCCCACACGCCCCTGGCGGAAACCAGTCGAGGAATGTCTTGATCGTCGTATCCTGCAACTGCCTAGCCGTTTCCCGTACAACCACTGCTCGGGTTTTACGAATACCACGGGAATTAGGAGCCTGCATAGCCGCACGGCGGATTATCTCAAAACAGCAAGCAGTGGATTTACCTGAATTATGATGGATCGTTCCATCGGCAGTGACGTAATTATTGGTGTCAAGTACCTGCATATCCCAATACGACCGTTTGACAGTCTCACGAGTCACTGATAGGATGGTCCCGTCGGATATGGAGGTTAAGTCGTATGAATGAAAACACGAAGCGGATTGCCCAATTGGCAGATGGTCGTCGATCGTCTGTAGAAATCGCAGAAATTGTGGGTCTAACTCCTCGCTATGTCCGAAAAGTGATGCTGCGGTTGAACCTGCCACGGCTAAATGAAGGGGCGCAACCGGGGGAAAGAAACCACCAATACGTGTCAGGGCGGCGGATAGACCTTGACGGATACGTGCTAGTGACCGCTCCAGACGACCATCCCTACGCCCGCCAGCGACCGAACCGGAAGGGTAAGATAATCTTTGAACATCGCCTGGTTCTTGAACGTAAGCTAGGTCGATACCTTCTTCCCTCAGAAGTTGTAGACCATATCGACGGGCTGACGCTGCATAATCACCCAGATAATCTACGGCTTTTCCCCTCGAATGGCGAGCATCTGGCTGTGACGCGAGGAGGACTTTCACCAAATCTGTCAGAGGCAGGTCGCCGGAATATTGGGAAACGGTCTGACCGGGGAGCAGTGATCGAACGTGTCGATATGTACGCGATCCGTCGTAAACGAGGTGATATTCGTTTGCGGCAAATTCTCCTCGCGGCGTTGAAACTCGGTATAGATAGTCCGTACCTTTTGGGAACGCACCGCCACACCAAGAAAGCTGGAATTGACATGTCTTCTCGTTCCACGATAGAACGCGCATTGGCCGATCTATATGCGCGATGGGAATCAACCCATATTCCGTAACCACCAGCGTTTCAGGCGCAAGACAGCCAACAGGCCCCATAAGAACGCGCATTCTGGCGTTTGAAGCCATGAACCTTTTGACAGTCGGCGGAGGGGTGTAATTTATCTCCAGCATCTGGCGTGCCTTAAACCAGATAGATCACAAACTCTCGCCCACGTTTTTTGCTGCGCGTAATTTTGGTCTGAAACGACAGGTTGGCCTTACGCAGAGCATTCTCCACAGTAATAGCCTCATTGGCGCTACGCAATTTCACTGACCGAAAACCGTTGTAATTCTGGGTAAACAAATCCTCAATGTTCGATGGGAGTTGCATCTTCGATCTCAACAGGGTTGGTTTCAATAGTGCGGGCATCGCTGGGATTAGGACCAAGGTTAATAGTGATTTTCACACCACCAGCAGGAAGTTCTGTGGTTACGTCATTCTTCGGCTCCAGTCCGGCCCATCGGACCGTGCTTTTGATCAAGTCAGCTTTGACAGCAGGGGACACTGCCGGATCATGGATGAGAACCCACGAAGTCGTGAGTAATTCCTCCGCCTGCGCGCGAGCCTTGAGACGGAACGTCAGTCCTTTGTCCCTGATCTCCGTGCGGTAGTCCCCTACCTTCCTCAGAAACACCGGGTCGGCGTTGAACCGCAGAATATCGTCGGCTGTGATATGGTGCCGCTCCATCACCTCCTGAAGGGTCTCCCCGCTGTTTTCCAGCATGAGGGCCACATCAAAGGCCAGACGGTCGGTCCACTTTGTGTGTTTAAGGGGTAGAGTATCCATGAGGGGAATATGGCGTTAAAAGCCACTAGTACCAATAGCAGAGATAAAACAACTAACGCCAGGAGAAGAATAGGGCGGACAAGGAACGTAGTAAGGGTAGATCATTGTAACACTCCATGGTGTATGGAACATGAAAGAGATATAGCAATAGAGGTCAGAGGCGTCAAGAGGGTAGACTGAAAGGGGGGTCTAGGCTAAAATTAGATTCTCATCCGCCCCTGGCAGTAAGTACCCCACCATCCGGGGAATACCGAACCCTGGGGCAACTGTGCCACCCCCAGGTGTGAGCCTGGGGGTTTTGTTTTGTGGACAAACCACGGGGGATGGTGAAAGGGTGAAGGGATGAAGTGACGAAGTGACGAAGTGACGAAGTGACGAAGTGACGAAGTGACGAAGTGACGAAGTGACGAAGTGACGAAGTGACGAAGTGACGAAGTGACGGAGCGCAGGTGGCTGCGAAGTGGGGATGG